ATTAGCAATATAGAACTGGAGAAAATTTCAACGGCTTTTGAATCAAACGGCTGGCCAAGAATAGCAGTAGCGATTCCAGCAAAAGCGGGGACGGGTACGGACTGGTTAGCAAGAGCTAGGACAGCAATTTACGTTGACAGACCTTATTCGTATGTTCTCTATAATCAGTCTTTGGATCGAATCCACAGACGGGTAGAAATGGAAAATCCTACAGCTTTGGACCTGATTCGTGCGAAACCTGCAACTATTATGTTTTTAGACGTTGACAATTCTGTAGACGTGCTTATTAAAGAAAAGCTGATAGGAAAGCAGGACATCGTGGAAGCAGTTACTACGCCTGACGATAAATTAGTGGAGATGGGCAGGGAAGATTTGCTAAAGTATTTGCAGTGAAAAATGTGCAGATTATCGCGGAATATAGATGTGAAAAATGCGGCTGGGGTTGGCTGGACTTCCCTGGTCCACGTTCGCAGTTTTGGTCCGAAAAAGGCGCAGCAGAAGGTGATCCAAACAAATATTCCGACAAATTCTGTCCCAATTGTGGAAATCTGTACGCAAAATGGTTGAATTACGAAATGTTGAAAAAGAAGCACGGGTGGGAGTGAAAAATGGATGAAGTAAAAGCTAGAAATTACTTGGATATTGATGGAAACTTTGTCCCTCTGATCAAGATTTGTAGGCATTCTCCGGAGTGGGCGAACAACAGGATTTGTACGTTGGAGGATGAGTTGGTAGCAGCGAAACTAGAAATTCAGCGGTTGGAGGATGAGTTGGCTGGAGAAGATGCATGATGGGTGATTGGTCAAAGCGTTTAGTTCGTTCTGAGATCAGTAGTATGGACAAGGAAAAGGAAACCTTATCCAATCAGGCACTTCTCCATGTTTCTAGACAAATTTGGGGATATTATGGATATGAAGGAACAATTTCTCCTTGGCACGATAATCCCGGCAGATGGCTTGGTCTTAAACCACAAAAGAAGGCGCTGAATAATCTATATCTAAAGCTCAAGAAATTTGACATTGATCCGTGGTCATATTATGTACTTCTCTTCATTCTCACTGATTATACTTCGTGGGAAAGGCCCGCATTGTTGGTCAATAACACAATGATGTGGCCAATGATTAAAAAACTTCGCGCACATGTAGGATCTGCGGATAATTTTAAAAAGTTGGCCCAATTTATGTTAGATTTTATCCAATTGCAGGTAGAGCATTGCGGAAGAGCTTACGTATCTTTGAAGAAAGTTGTTGAAGCTAATAACGTAGCTATTCCTGTTTATACAGCTTCTAAAAATAAGACATTAGCTGGTTATCATCGGCTGTGGGATAAGATGTGCCAATTGGAATCTCAAGGAATTCCACTAGATGTTTGGCTAGAGGAAAAGTTCCGCAGGGGCTTGGCATTCATCAAGGACAAGGCAAAGCAAAAAAATCAAGATAATTTCATGGTTTCGCTTACGGTGTTGTTGAATTCTTTTGATGATCCGCATTTGCCCGCGTTATTGGCAAAGATGAATGATCCTTGGAAAGATATTCGTCTGTCGCTTGGTTTATCGCCGCTCTGCCAATTCCCTGACGGATATATTCCCAAGGGTTGGCGACCCCTTTCAACAGATGATTCCAAGCTTGACGAAATTACTTCGATAACTGGTGAAGGGTTTTATTACAGGAAGGACGGATCACAGCGTAAGGGCCTTCGACATTACGCAACAAATAAGTATTATTTAATAAGGTGTGACACAACGAATTTCAAACTATTTCGTGATGAATGGAAAAAGGAAAGCAGGATTACTCAAACTCCTACCTGGCAAGAATATTCAGCTTGGGGGGCTTTTCCTGGGTTATGGGATGTGAATGGTTTGGGCCTTCAAATGGATGGTGGGGCAATTATTCGCAATGTGAAATGGAGAGGAGCACGTATTTGACACCAGAAATCTATACACAAGAAGTGCTGAAGACTGAATCAACGGACATGGACGCATTAAAGAGGCGTATCCAGGATGAAAAAACAATTAGGCTACTCCATGCTGCTCTTGGTTTATCCACAGAGGCAGGGGAAGTGCTGGATGTATTAAAGAAGCATATTTACTATGGTAAGCCAATTGATGAAGTAAATCTTATTGAAGAGGTGGGCGATGCATGTTGGTATCTTGCTGTTATGCTTAACGCTTTATCTAGCAATTTTAGTGAGAGCATGACACTGAATATTCTCAAGCTCAGAAAGAGGTACGGTGAGGCTTTTTCATCAGAGAAAGCCATTACCAGAGATTTAGAAGCTGAACGGGAAATTTTAGAAAAGAAGGAAATTAGATGAAGAAAGAACTTGACAATTCCTTGCTAGAACAATTTCCAACTCTTTTTGGATCTATGTTCAGGCATGAATTCGAGTGTAGTTCGGGTTGGTACGCCCTGATTCTCCAAATGGCTAAGGAATTAACCGCTCTTCCTGGTGGGGATCAAATCAAGGTAGTACAACTCAAGGAAAAGTTCGCGCAATTGACTGTTTACACTGAGCCTTGTTCCGAAGAAATCACAAATATTTTGAGCAAGTATTACACATTCTCAAAGTATATCTGTGAAATTTGTGGAACTGCCCGAGAAGTGAAAATTCGGACAAATGAACACTGGATTAGAACGCTTTGTCCAGAATGCGATAAGAAGCGTAGTGCAGATCCTAAATTTGGTTGGCATCAACCACCAGAGGAAATGCAAGATGCGACCTGATAGTTACAAAGTCCAGAACGGGTGCTACAACTGCGCTAAGGTTTTCCGAATGAGCGAGTATGATGAGCCTAATGTTTATTTTTGTCACATTGACAAATCAGAACGTCCAAAGTGCGGAAGTGTGGCTATGGGGGAATGCTCTGGAGATATTCCTTATGAGGGAAACACCGTAACTAAGGAATGGTGTGACAGGAATTTAGAGTTTAAGAGCAAACAATGGGGTCTTTGGGACGAATGGGCCGTTTCCCGAGAAGTTGCAAGTTGGGGCATTTGTGATAGTTGGGAATTGAAGAAAAGCGAGTAAAGATGGACCAGTTGTTTGCAGAGCTTATAGTGTGCATTGTGTTTATTGCTGCACTGGCGGCAATTTCTAGATAATGACACTAAAAGACGAAATAGTCGGTTCCTGCCTTCTGTGTCAAGGAGAAGGAAAGCTGTGTAATGCAGCGGGCGAGCTAATACTTTGCAATTGCTTAGTCAAGTTTCGTGCGTATAATCGTTTATTAGGTGGTGGATTTTGTGACGAAACCTTGGATTTCGTAAGTAGTGACGAATATGTTTACCCAAAGTTCGAATCGGGTGAAGATTTCGTCAATTATTGGGCAAATTCACCTGTTGATGTGCTGCAAAAGGGTTTATCGTTGTTTATGTATTCTTCGGAAAAGGGCAGGGGTAAAACAACATTAGCACATTATTTGACTTATGTATTGGCAAAGTATTTTCAACGGACGGAGAACTATTCCAGAGACAGATCCTATGGTTTTGAGACTGCCCAAAGATTGCAAATGAATTTCAGTGCAGAAGATGGACAATTGTGGCAATCTTCCGTATATGTGTTGGACGATTTGGGCGCGGAAGCTGCGGAATCTTCATGGAAAAAGGAAGCATTTTTAGCAACGCTTCAGCAAGTTCTTCATTACCGTAGAGATAACAGATTATCAACAATTATTACCACAAACTATCCACCCAAATTTATTGCCGAAAAGTATCAGCACACTTTGGATTCTTTGCTAGAAATTCGGCCAGATGGGGTAATTGGCCGGGGTAAGGTTTTCAGGGCAGTTGAGGTTGGGGGTGGGGAAGATTTGCGATTGATGGACAGTAGGACGGATTGGCCGATATGATACTTGATTCCAAAGTTGAGGCTGAGTTCCTTGCTGCTCTGGTGCAAGGTGTGGATGTTGCTACGGATGAAACGCTGGAAGCAATTGAGGCGGATTTCTTCAATGTAGAATCTTACAAATGGCTTGTCAAAATCCTCAAGGCTAGAGCATGGAAAAGGCTTCCGTTTGGTTATCTTGATCAGGAATTGACAAGTGTTCCGGATGACGAAACGCGGGACAGGTACAAGGAACAGCTTTCCGCACTTTACAACAGGAATTTGACATTCGAAGATGATGCTAAGGACAAATTCACGGCATATGTTGCGTGGTCCGTTGTGAATTCAAAAATCCGCCAAGCATTTGAGGCGTTGAATAGGTCAGACAGAATTGATTTTTGTTTGAAGGACATTCGGGAAGGTGTAAGCGCAGCGCAGGCAGTTATTGAAGGAAAGAAATTCCAGTATATCGACTATGCCGAAAATTATCAGGAACGGCAACAGCGCAGGAAACTGGAAAGAGACAACCCTTCTATCAATCCAAGAATTTTGACTGGTATCAGGGGTTTGGACGCTCAATTTGTTTTGAAAGCTCCAATGATTGTCAATTTCCTTGCTCCTTTTAAACGGTACAAGTCAATCATTTTGAATGCAATGTCGTATGCTGGGGTTCTTCAAGGTTTCAACGTTTTGCACATAACGTTTGAGAATTCGATGGAGTTGACTACTGCTCGTTTTGATGCTATGTTCATGGAAACCAACTTTGACCGTATTAGAAATTATTTGATAACGGCTGAAGAAAAAGATAGTATGGATCGGCTGTTTGATTGGATGAGAAATTGGAATAACAGGCTGAAGATTATCAAATGTACGCCACAAGAGACAACAGTTCAGCAAGTTGAGGACGAAGTAAAGAAGTTGCAGGACAGAGAAGGCATTTCATTTGCATTGGAAGTATGGGACTACCTTAACCTGATCAAACCTTCCCTGATTCGCAAGGAAGACCATTTGAATCAGACTAGAAGTGTTTGGGATTTGAAGAACCATTTGGATGCGTTCAATACTTTGGGAATTGTTGCTTCCCAATCAAAAGTAGAAGGGGCAACAGCGGAACGTTTGAATAAGGCGCATCAAGGGAAATCTGTTGGTATTTCTCAAGGCGTTGACTTGACCATAAATATTGACCAGAATGAGAAAGAGGAGGAGGAAGGTTTGATTGTTCTTTCTCCTGCTTTTATTCGTAGCGGTCAAATAAAGATTCCAGAAATTGTGCTGGATGCTGATATTGCTCGCATGGTAATTGAACGAAGTATGCATGATTTGTGGAAAAATGCTCTGAAGGTAAATCCTTTCTAATTTATTCGAGGTGTTTTGTGTATAAGAAGGCGTCACAATTTCAGCAGTATCAGGCTTCTGTTGTAAAGCCGAAAAATGTTTCTGCTTATTTTCCAGATTGGGACGAATGGACAAAGGAAGATAAAAGGGCAGCTCTTGTTCGTGTTGTTAAGGGAAAGCAGCAAGAGTTGGCACAAGTCAAATTGCGTAAACCTTATCTTTGTGGTGCGGAGGAGCGGGATCAATACAATAGGAGGGTGGAGTTCTTAGGCGCAGAAATTTCAAATCTTCAAGCAGAAATTAATAAGTTGCGCCCAAAGAGAAGTAGTTCGCGGGAAATTGTTGATTTCTATATTGAGGCGACAAAGGAAATTTGTGGAAATTTTATGCACAAGAGAATTATGGATCAAGCTCATGTTTTGTATGAGCAGTATGAAGCTGAGAGGAGAAAACAATGAAACGAAAACATCAAAAAGAGTGGGAGTTACTAGAGCAATATCCGATAGGTACAAAGGTGTCTGTGCAGGCTTGTTTGGTAGATATTAGTAATCCTGGGGCGCATGTTTGGGTTGTTCAGCCTTGTACCCCTTTTATTGCTTGGGTTTCAGGGTGCTCTTGGCGGTGTGATGGTCCGGTAAATCATGGGGGCGGAACTTATGATGACTATGAACCGGGATATATGGTAATAACAAAAAAGACTCCAGTGCTGCTTGTTCGTAAGTTTTCTTTTGGTAAAGAAATTGAAGTTCCTGTTACAGAAGTTGTAAAAATAACTGCTAAAGGCTTTTTGTTGTCTGCACCGTTGCTTACTACAGCACGGACTGAGTGGTCTGAACGAGATAAAGCAGCACTTAGGGGTGAAATGAAGAATGTTCCAAGAGATGAAAAAGGTCGTTGGAAGAAGACACAGTTTTGACTCCCAAATCCTACATACTTTCTAAATTCCCGGATAAGTCACCAAATTTTAGTGGCAAAATCCATACCCGCTGTCCATTCCACGACGATAGGCACCCGTCTTTCTCAATTGATGTAGATCGTGGCTTATTTGTTTGTGGATCTTCCAAATGCGGAGTACGTGGTAATTTCTTCCTGTTTTACAAGCTCATGGAAGGGCTTACTTCTTGGCGAGAGGTTTACAAAAGACTAAAAGATTCACATACCGAAGTAAATATCGATAGACTGCTAGGAATAGAAGACAGTTTTAATAATACGCCAAAGATTAACCAATGGCCATCTCCTCAATTTCTCGCACCTTTGGCAAATTGCGAATATCTTGAGAAGCGACAACTTGGCCAATCCATTATCGATCAGTTTGGCTTGATGCTCGGCAAATTCGGAAAATGTGATGAAGTACAGCTTGGGGATTCAATTGTTTCACCAATTTTTGAAATAGATGGAACCTACAAAACGTTTCAAGTACGTTATTTGAATCCTCTCAAAAAACAAAGGTGGCAATTTCCTTCTGGTAGTCCTGTGCAACAAATGCTTTATGGCGGTTGGTTGATAAATAACAGAACCCCCGATTTGTGGATCGTAGAAGGAGCATCGGATGTCTGGAAATTGACGACATACGGTGTTCAATCTGTGGGATTGTTCACCAAGGAAGCCACATCAGCACAGTTCAACAAGATTTTCTATCTTTGCACGTTGTATGGTTTACGGCCAATTGTTTGTTTGGATGGCGATGTCGTAATTGGAAAGAAATTTAAAAAAGATTTCGTAAAGAAGCTTTATTGCGAACTAGAAGCGTTTGAATTACATCCAAATGTTGTTAAGTTGGAATTAGACGAAGATCCGGGAAGCCTTAGTAAAGAAAGGTTCTTGGAAATTCAACAACATTTGGAGGGGGAATGCAATCAGTAACAGATTTACTAAATTCAACAATTGATGGATTAAAACGAACGGAACCAGCGTTGGCCAATGCTCTCAAAAAATGGCTACCGCTTTTGAAATCTACGGCCAATGATTTGCAAAGGATTACTCATAAAGATCCAATTGATTTAACACAGGATTTGCTATTAGCTGCTGTAGAGGCGAATGTGGCGTATAAAGCCCCATTATTCAGGTATAAGGGCAGATTGTACGAAATGGACATGCGTGACGGAAAATGCGCTAGATTGATTACCCCCAAATACAAGAAAACTAAAAAATTAGAGAAATTTTGGGTACAGTATAAGCACATAGTTTCCGTAAAGAAAAGCTCTTTGGCTTCCTACATGTACAAGGTGATTCGCCAACAGTATTTGGACATGCTTACGCTATATTTCACACAACGAAATGGTTGGTTGCGTACTAGTGCCAAAAAGTGCAAAATCAAGATTGTCGAAAGAATTGGTCAAGAGATTCTGGAATGTGATTTCAGCACAAAAGATTCTGAAATGTTTAGCAATATGTTCAAGGATACCCACAGTGACCAAGAATCTACCACAGCAGCACGGGAAATGCTCAAGAAGATTATGTACAGAATTTCCCAAAATGCGCTGGTGGTATTAGCGGAAATGTTGGAAAGTCCTTACAGTTCGAACACCGAATTATCAAGATGCTGTAATTTATCAAAAAATTGCGTATATTCGTGCAAAAAACAAATCAAAAGGGCAGCAATGGATTTGACAGTAGTACAACCTCTTTATTTTCAAAAAGTTGAGCCGGTACACTTGACAACGTGTGCAGCATGATTATGTTGGTGGTTGGAGGAATTTAGCGTGAAAACAAAACATACGTGTGATAAGGAAAACTACATAGATCCAACCGATAGGCAAGCTGTAATGGATGCAGCACAGGATTTGGATCTTCTAGTTTATACGGATATACGGGATTTGAAGGATTGTTTTGATGGTCTTGTTATTGATGCCGATGAGGAATTTCCATTTACAAAATTGATGGAATTCAAAGACGTTGATGATGAAGTGTACAAGGAAATTGCCAGTGAAGCCAGCGATGACCCTTGCCATCCATTGACAGTATGGTTGGAAATTTATGGTTGGACATTAGTAAGGAAAGTGAAGTAACATGGGAAAAGGTCTAGCAACAGCAGCTATGTGGGGTGCTTGTGCCTGTGCTGTAATTTTTAGCGATAGTCCGTATATGGGTTTGTGTTTTTTCGCAGCCGGATTAGGCACAATGTTTATGTGGGGCTAGGAATGGATACCATTTTGTGGAAAATTACTGAGGTATTTTGGAGAGATTGGGAAGATGGATTTGCTCCTTGGCTTTATGCTGTTCGTACTTTTCCCTATCCTCTGTTTGATGATTTTCATGGTGTAGTAGATCCAATTGTTGAGGTTGTTTCAGTTGTTCATGTAGATGTGGCGAGGAACATATGAGTTTCACTTTAAATTACCAAATGCTTGCTGATTTTTGCCGATGCGTTGACAAAATGTCGGATAATACTCACGTATTTTTCCGTAATACTGGCGGAATTCTGCACATATACGCAAAATCTACGGAGTTCTACGTCACGTTTATCCAAGATTTGTCAATTCCCGACGAATTCGCTTTTGGTGTCAATTCGGATAATTTTACAGCAGTTGTAAAAAAGCTGGATAAAAAGTTACCAATAGAATTCAATCCAGCAAAAGCTAGACTATTCATCAAGCAGGGGGAAACCGAAGCCAAACTCCCAATGCTCGATACGATTATTGACTTTATAACATTGAAGGATCTAACAACTTACGAAATTCCGGATTTCGTAAACAATCTCATATACTGCGCCAAAGCTATCAAAGAGGACAAGCGTTTCAAGGGTATTCTCGTAGAGTGCGGTGAATCTTACACAAAATTTGCGAAATTGGGCTTCGCAAGTTGTGGTGTAGTCGTTACCGATTCTAAGGCCTTCAATTGCCCTCGTATTGTCATTTCATCAGAAGCCGCCTTGGTACTCAAAGGATTCAAGGACAAGGATAGGAAAGCCCTCCTGCTCAACGACAATGTATTTGGCGTGGTATTGGCTAGCGGGGTTACATTCTATTCCATGCTCCTTGATGATAAACTGCCCCAGGATCTTTTCACAATGTTTGGGGAACCTGATGGCAATTCATTTACAGCTAATCGCAAGGATCTTATCAATATTCTCACGTCCATCCATGCTGTAATGGGAAATGATGAAACAGGAGCTATCTGGACACGTATCGAAAATGACCAAAATACTTGGCGAATATCGTGCAAGACTTACAAGGGCACAGAAGTTGCCGAGAATTTGGTTGTTATTGATTTACCTTCAGAAGCAGAAGACTTTGGCGTTCATAGAAAAGCAATGATGGAAGCACTCAAGGCAATGGACGGAGATGATGTCAAAATTTATATAGGAACCAAGTCTTTCGTGTATATGTGTTCTGGTGATAAAAAGGTGGCGTTAACAAAGTTTAGTGGGTGAGAAATGGAACTAAGAGATACATTGAGCCGAGATTTTTGTTTTTGGCATGATCGATATAATACTGCATATCATTATGAAACTTCTTGCGATAAAACTATAGATTTTGAGAATTACAGTCGTATTGAAAAAGGTTTTCTATTTTGCCCATTTTGTGGAAGACTCATTGCTGAAAAAGAAGAAGGTAATTTATAATGGACAAAGAGATAAATCCAAGAGTTGAGGATTACGATTTCTTTTGTAGTAGGGAAAAGTGTCCATCATATAATAAATCTACTTGGGAACAGTATGAGCCTAGTACCTGTAAGCGAGATGGAAAATCTGGGTTGTATTGTATAATTGGATATAGACTAGAAGTAATAAAGTTGAGAGCGATGTTAGAAAAAGGTGAATGAATGGAAAATAAAAAAGAACTGCTAGTCTGGAAACATAAGCTGCCATTGGATAAGGAAATGGCGGAAAGAATTAGCAAATTCTATAGCGTGAATTTGCCCGATGACGCTATTGGTGTCGAATGCTTCAGCCATCCTTCACTGACTGCCCATGAGTGTAATCCTGCTGCTAAATTGGCTGGTGGGACTGAGTGCCGGTTTTGCCAACATATTTTCGAAAGATCTTGCCAAATCACTTGCAATATTAGCCGATTTTGCCTAGTCGTATTTGCATATAGAATTGGCTTAGGGGGCGATGACTTTGGCAATGCTGTCGAATTTCTTGGCAAAATGGATTACGAAAAGCTTTACCAAAATGTTCAGGAGCGGTTAGCGGATCTTGAAAAGCATGGACCGAATGCGGCAGTGCGTGGGGATTTGCAATTGGGTATCGATTTTGAAAAGGGGAATTTGCCGAAGAAATTGGTCAAGGATTCACCGAAAAATGCGTTGAGTTCTTCTAGGACTGCGGCGATGAAGAAGAATTCGCTGAAGGATGAGCCGAAAATTGCCTGCGGGGATGGGGAGGAGGAATTAGGCGAAGATTGGCTGACTATTAGCTCAGCAGCCGATTTATACGGGTGTAGTTACGTTAATTTGTACAGTCACGCAAAAAAAGGAAATTTGAAAGTTGTGAAAATTAGAGGAACTAAACATGTGAGGAAAGCTGATGTTCTGAAATTAAAGGCTCTAAATGGCAAGTGATTCCCAATAACGGGACTTAACTGAAGCAGAGGTACAAAATGACTGAAGAGAAGTTTGATGCGCAACGTGTTCTAGTACAGAGTTTCATTGAGGGGGCAGGTGTATGTGAGGTATACGAGTCAAGATCCAGAGATGGTGTAAAGGTGTTTTACGACGCGAGGCTGTGTCGTGAGTTTCTTTCACAGGATGGTTCGAGGAAGCGCGGGCCATATATCCAACAGCGGGATCTGCCTGACATTCTAATTGCAATTGTAGAGGCACAGAAATGGATTTCCTTGCGCCATGCTGAAATTCGTAGGGCAAGGTATGCAGAAGAAGATCGGAGCTTGGATGGGGTGTCAGAGGGCTCATATGGCGAACCAGAGGATAAGGAATAACTTTGTTTTTTTCCAATGCCCAGGTACCTTCTTGTTTCTTTCTGATTAACACCTTTCAGAAGTTGCAATGGTTAGTTGGTGAACTCAAAAAGGCCCCAGAACTCGCTTTTGACACAGAAACCTCTCACCCCACATCAAAAGTGAAACTAGAGGGCGTGTACCCCGAAGTATTGTGTGGCCTGAGCTTTGCGTGGGGCCTTAGCGAGTGTCCTGATCCTTGGGTTCCTTGCAACGCTGCTTACATTCCATTAACTAAATCTAATGATGACCCTTTCTGGGGAAAGAAGCAAAACGATGTTGTTGAGTTGCTAAGGGGAGTTCTGGAATCGGACCAACCCAAGATTGCCCATAACGGAAAGTTTGATATTGGAAAATTATGTACTCTTTTGGGGATCAGGGTGCGTGGGTTTGCATTTGACACGATGCTTGCCCACAGTTTGATAAATGAATCGCGTTCCGATTGTTCTCACGCATTGAAGTCTGACTTTGATGACGAAGGCAATGTCACGAAGTTGGGTTGTTCTGACTTTTACCTTTCAACAGAGGCTTCCCAATTCAAAGATGATTTAAAGTCCGCATTAAAGTACTTTGATCCGAGGCTGCAACGTTACTCTAAGGTTCCAATAGAAACTCTCTATCCCTACGGCTGCTCGGATTCCTGTTACGTTCTTGCGCTGAAGTTTGTTTTTGCAAAGATGATGGAAGACGAAGGACTAACTTGGGCATTCGAAAATATTGTAATGCCATTGTCGCATCATATCTTATTGCTTGAGCTAGCAGGTATGCCAGTTGATTTGGAAAGAGCTAAACAAATTGTAATAGATCAATTGGCAATTATGGAATCCTCGCAAAAGGAGATTTGGTCAATTATTGGAAAAGAATTTAATGTTGGAAGTAATGATCAGTTAGGTGAGATCCTTTTTGATCAATTAAAACCTCCAGGTAGGAAAGGGGAACATCATAAATGGGTTGTTGATATTGAGGCTTTGTCGGAATTGACACATCCCGTTATTGAACCTTTGCTCAAATATAGAAGAGCGCAAAAGATACAAGGAACCTATGTTCAGCCAGCAATAGATTATGTAAGAGAGTATGCAGATGACGGGAAGATTGGAATCATACATAGCTCATTTTTTCTTGATACGTTGACCGGACGTCTTCGCTCAAATCAACCAAACATGACTAACCTTCCTAAGACAGAAAATGGGGGGGACATTGTAAAGAGTATTTATTTAGCACCACAAGGATACAAGTTTATTTTCAAAGATTTCTCCCAGATGGAATTGCGTATGGCAGCGCACCTCTCAAAAGAACCCGTGTGGATTGATTGGTTAAACAACAACGAAGATTTACACGCTCAAATGGCACATCGTGTTTATCATTTACCTTGTGATGTGCATGATGTGAAGGAGTTGTACAAGGAACAAAGGTCTGCGGCAAAAAGCATTTCATTCGGCCTGTTGTATGGGGAATCAACCTTTTCTCTTTCCAAGGCTTTGAATATTTCATATGAGGAAGCCGATCATCTAATTAATGATGAGTTCTTTGGTGTGGCCAAGACATTAAAAGCTTGGATTGATTCAATTCATGGGTTCGTAAAAACCCACGGTTTTGTAACTACAATGTTTGGTCGTAGGAGACATTTGCCAGAAGCAATGGCTCCAATTCCACAAGCTATGAAGTGGCCAGATGATTCGGTAAGACCAAGGTGTTATCGCGACGGACCGTTCCCCGGCTGGTTGGGTATTGATCCAAATGATTTATACAATGTTTCTGAGTTTGATATTAAGCAATTGATTAAAGCAAAAGGAAATATGAATTCTTTTTCTCATTGCTTGTCTTGCAATTACATAGTTGGGTGCTCAATTAACAGAGAAAGAAAATTTGTTCTATCAAAAGTAAATGGTGCATTGCGTCAGGCAGTTAATAGTCCGATCCAGGGGGGGAGTGCAGAGTGTGCATCATTGGCATTCATTCAAATTAGCCAAGCCTTTATAGATGAGAAGATGGATGCTTCAATGGTGAACTACGTCCACGATGAGTTGATAGCTCTGGTAAAAGATGAAGAGGTTGAAAAAGCAGAACGTATAATGGATTACTTCATGTGTACTTGGTTGCGGGAGTTCACAAAGTTCGAAGTTCCGTTATTAGTTGACACATCGGTTTGTCAGCGATGGTCTGACAAAGGTTAAATATTTTCCAATAAAATTTAAGTGTCTGTTCTTTATTTCTCCTACCTATCGTATGTTATATTATATGACTATGATAGATGAACAAATACCAGTATCGAAACCCTGTAGGACTTGCAAAGAAGTAAAACTCCTTGATTTGTTTCCAAAGAGGACTGGGGCAAAAGATGGGCATTTGAATGAGTGCAAAGAGTGTTTTAACGCGAAAAATAGAATAGTTCGTTTACAATATGAAGAACAGCATAAAGTTTGGGCAAAAAACAGGAGAAAACAACTTAAAGCGGAATTTGATTCGGGTAGCCGGGTTCCGGTCGCTTCTAAATATTGTACTCGCTGTAAAAAAGAAAAAGGTTCCCCTCTTTTTTATGTGGATAAGTTTGTTGTCGATGGTTTGTCTGTGTGGTGCATAGAATGTACGGCAAAGGCAACAAAAGTCTTTAGAGATAGGCAAGATAGGGCGTGGAGAGATAAAGAGAATGCAAGACTATTAGAGTATGCACACAACAACAAGGAGATAAGGAAAGAGACTTGTAAAAAATCCTATGAGAAGCATAAAGAAGAGCAGGCTGAGTACAGAAAAGCTTATCGAGAGGCGCATAAGAAAGAGGCCTTGGAAACACGGCGAGCATATAGGGCTACTCCGGAAGGTAGGGAGAAACTTAATACATATAATAGGGAAAACAGAAGAATGAGAATGCTGACAGACCCTGAGTATAGGCTATTGGTGCGGTGTCGGGCGCGGGTAAGGTCTGCTATAAAAAAAGGCTGGAAATCAGCTTCTACTATGGAATTGGTAGGATGTTCTATTAGTGTTGCTCGCGCATATATAGAGTCCCAATTTTATCCAAACCCAGAAACTGGAGAGGAAATGAGTTGGAATAATAATTCCACAAAGGGGTGGGAAATTGATCATGTAATTCCCCTTGTTTCGTTTGATCAGAAGATTCCTGAAAATCAAAAGAAGTCTTTCAACGTAAGTAATATGCAACCAATGTGGGTTAAGGAGCATAAGGCTAAACATAGGGACTGGCATTATGATGCGCCTCCCGGTGTAACTCTCGAAACGTTAATGGCAAAGTATCTGAAATGGAAGGAAGAATATGACAAATCCAATAAAGGTTGATTGGGTACACTTCAAGGATATGGAAGGGCCGCGTGTGCTTGGCTCCGCAAAATTTAACCCCCCTGCTCCGTGGGGCGAGTGGACAAAGATTATGGGTGTTATTGCCAGAAGCGAGGGTTCCTACAACTCTGTGGCAATGTTCGACGGAACGGGTTGTACCTGGGGGTTTCTCCGGCACACGTTTACTTCTGGCCGCTTGCAACGTCTTCTAGAATCCTTCAAAACAATTCTAGTCGAGTCCGATGAAATTTGCACAACGCTTTGGGACGATTTAAAACTACAAGACAAATTCTCTAAGTTCAATTTTTCAATCTCTTCAGGCAAGTTTTACGACATTGCCAAGAAACAGATACTAAATCCTGCTTTCCCCAGCCAGAAAAAGCGAATAGTCGATATTTGCATGTCTAGCAAAGACTCAGCCCTTCAACTGGCGATCCTTTTCGGAACAATCGGCCAAGATCCCCGTGTTCAACGAGCACAGGAGCAGTTCGGTAAAAATGAGTTAATTCATGCTCTAGATCCAGTCCGTCCCCCATTAGGTGAATACAAAACAATTCGTAATCTCCTCAATGACGACTGGACCACGCTATCTCCTGCATTATTCTGGAACCTCTGGCAAAATAATCCCGGAGCAGCCTACAAACTCTTCATCAATGCCCGCAAAGAATCGGATGCCAATGGGACTTCACTTTTCGACGTGGCTTGGCGATTAGTCAACCGTAGCTCCTTTGGCAATTGGGGTTGGGGCAGTGGTAATAAATCACCCAGGGTCACAAGGATCAAAGACGCCATCAAAGAATTCTATGGTATTGACCTCATGTACGTTAAGCCCTAAAGAATTTCAAAATCCCCCCTTGACATTCCCAAATTCATCCTTACTATATGGTCAGGAGGCGAGTATGGACAAGGTTTACGTAGTTCTGGCGTTTGACGCTAACGGGGATTCCGGAATGGCCCGTGTTGGCTTGGTTCATCCTGGGGTATTTCTCACCAAAGAAGAGGCAATGTGTAAAGTACAGTCTTGCCTTAACGTTGGCCTAATTTCTTGGTACGTAGAGACAACGATTGGCCAATTTGACAAAAAGCAGATGAAGAAGGTAAAGTAATGTCTCGTAAACGTTCACTAAAGGTTTGGAACGGTCTTATTGCTACTACTGTTGCTGGAAAATTCAAGCAGTGTACAGCAAATGTCTGTGCGTACAACCAGAAAGACGCAATTGAGCTTCTAGCTTCTTTCGATAACTATTCTATCTCTTTGTACGAATTCCGGATGATGTGGTCTGACTGCTGGGGTACTTCAATGAACGATATTGTACCTGAACGTGGAATTTGGGTTGAGTACCAGACGAACAAGCCAGAGAGGGTTATCTAATGTCCAAAAATTACCCCTGCAAAGACAACCTTTGGGCACATTGTGGCGCACTTGGTGAAGCTCTGCGCCGCGCCAGCGAAGCAGAGCGCAAGGTGGAGGAACTTGAGAAGGCTAACAAAAGGGTTAAAAAAGTGCTGGAAGTTGCCGTAGATATGCTTATGAGGTACGAACCGCCTGATAGTAGATGTGTTTCCGATATGGCTGTTGCGTTAGCCAGTATTGCGGTGGATTGTGAGAACGAAGAAGCCAATAAAATGCTTGATGAGGCCATAAAGAAATTGGAGAGTTAACATGGACGCAAGACTAATGGAGCGAACTATGCGACTTGTTGAAGATGTTGATTCAGCTTTGTCACTAGTAAACGCAAGAACGGTTCAAGATATGCTTTTCTACATTGCAGAGCTTGAGGAAAAGGTAAATTTGCGAAGTTTTTGCCCATATTGTGGCAAGGGCTTGACAACCAAGATTTAGTGCTTATGCTGGTAGAGACGAAGGCGAGACTGAATTAGAAAGGAAGGTGTAACATCGGCTACCGACATATAGAGAACCTTTATCGCAATAAGGTAATCCTAATTTTCAAGCAATGTTGGGCACTTGAGAAGATTCACGGTACTTCTGCCCATGTACGATACAATGCTGAAACGAAGGAACTCAAGTTTTTTTCTGGTGGTTCAAAGCATGAGCAATTTGTTTCTTTGTTTGATCAGGAAAAGCTGAAGGCAACATTCGAGCAAAACTTCCTTGAGCACCCTACCACAAAGTCTATCACTATCTACGGTGAAGCTTATGGTGGAAAGCTTCAGGGTATGTCGGCTACCTATGGAAAAGAGTTGAAGTTCGTTGCTTTCGAAGTCTTGCTTAATGAGGATCAATGGCTGAGTGTTCCACAAGCCGATAGATTGGCAACTAGTCTTGGTTTTGAGTTCGTACATTATGAATTGATTGACACAACGGAAGAGGCAATCAACGCGGCTATCATGGCAGATAGCGTTCAGGCGGTCAGGAATGGCCTTGGGGCGGGTCATATGCGGGAAGGCGTGGTCCTACACCCCCCAATCGAAGTGACGATTAACGGGGAAGGTAGAATCATTTGCAAGCATAAGCGCCCAGAGTTTGCAGAGCGCGAACATACGCCAAAGTTTTCTGATCCCGATGAAATCAAGGCTTTGGAAGATGCAAAGGCGATTAGTGAAGAGTGGGTAACGGTTATGCGTCTTCAGCATGTTCTTGACGGTTTCCCAGAGCCTAAAATGGAAGATGCCACGAAGATTATCAAGGCAATGCTTGAGGATGTTTCGCGTGAGGCTTCCGGCGAGATTATTGAGAGTAAAGCAGCACGGAAAGAAATTGGTAAGCGAACGATGAAGTTGTTCAAGCAGCTTTTGACAGAGGGAACTTTTAACTGATGGAGAAAGGCAATGATTCAGGTTTATGTTCCGACAAGACAAAACAGAGCGTCTACTAAACATAACTCCTGTGCTCGTAAGATAAGGTATGCAACGAAGGAAGAGGCTGATCAAAAAGTGCTAATAATGAAGACTTCATATAACGAAGAGCTTGAGACATATTCGTGTCCGTATTGTTTTGGTTTTCATGTAGGACACAGTGTTCCTAGTTGGTGTAGGAAGGTGGGCTAATGGGCTGTGGTTGCAGAGATGAAGACGAAGACCGGGTTTGGGTATGCGGGAAATGCCACAAGGGGTTTCCAGAAGATCCAAAAGGGTGGAAGGAACATTCCCTGATTTGTACAGTGGTTACACCGAAAGACAGGGTTTTGCGAGCTATCGAAATGGCATATCGAAAGCATAGTCTTGCTGACGAAAGTATTGGCTGGGACGAGCTAGGTGATATTCTTTGTGATGAACTTTGTAATGCTTACGGCGCAGATGTTTATTCAAATTGGGTAAAGCAGTTTGATGAAGGTGAGAAATCATTGGCTAAGTTTGCAAAGAAGGTTAAGGAATGCGCCTAGCAATTTTTATACTCAAAGAAACCGGGGAATCTTTGGCACTCAACCCGGAAAACATAATTGTTCGTCAATTGAAGGATGAAATCTGGGTAAATTCTTGTGGTAGTTCTTTCATTGTTGAAGGAAATTTCAATGATGTTGTGCGTGAAGCAGTTGTGGCGATGAATTACATTCCGGACGGCTATGAAATTAAGGAAAAGGCAGAATAATGAAGAATGCAGCTTTGAAAGATGTGACTGAGCAGGAACTTAGGCAACGGCTAAGGCGGGAATTAACCCTGTCCCAGAGAATTCGTTCTTGGTTCTGGAGTACAAGATTCGGGCTTAGTCTGCGTCTTTTGCGTGGAAGGTCTATTATGTACAAGATTCATGTAAAAGATGGGACGGTGATGATAGATCGGCCTACTAGTATTTGTAATTGTTATATTGAGCATACGCAGAAAGCTGTAGTTTAAGCATTGTGCCTGCTCCTTGGACAACTGATTTGCGATGTCCCCGATGCGCTAATCGGGATAAGACAGCTTTTTTGGCAATGCAGTGTTCAGTATGGCCAACAGAGAAATTTTGTTCGTATTTTCGTTTAAGGTGCAGAACTTGTGGGCTAGTTCTTGAAGGTAAAGGGTTTGCTGATACGGATTATGAAGGAAAGTGGCAAGATTGGCTAATAGCTGGTGCAAAGCGTAGTGGACAAAAGAGTACAAGTATTGGGAAAAAGCTTTATGGTGGTGGCGGCACAGCGAAGCGCAGTGCAAGGAGAACAGACAGATGATTATCGAAAGTAAAAACGGCAGTGAGTGGATTCTGGATGAAGGGCTAAGGACAGTCGCAAGGGATCTTATTGTTGAATTCCAAAATGAAGTTGGTCATGTAGACCTTACCAAAGTCGCTTTTGTAAGAGTCTCTGATCCCAACGCAAAGTGGCTTGGCAAGTGTTGGTACATTGCACCACCAAAGAACATGCTAACGTGGTATGCCTATATGGCGCTAAAGAAGAATCAAATTATCGTTGAAGATTTTGACGAAACTGCTGAACATACGCAATTCCTTGATGATCTGCTGGACATATCTTACATCATTGCTTTGAACAATGCGCCACTTGAGCGATTTGATGCTGGCGAAACTGGGCTACGTGAAAAGCAAGAGAAGTATGTATTGCTTCATGAGATGATGCACATAAAAGAGGGAAATTCAGGTATTCGTAAGCATGACCTTGAGGACTTTACGGATCTGATTCGTAAGCTTGGTGTTGATTGGACATCGGGAATTTATGATGAGAATGAGGATGAACACTCTTGACAAGTAAATTTACATTATCCTCATCAAAGGAAACTGGGTTAAGTTTCGCACTTGATGAAACTATGACGGAAACTGACATCGAAGCTATGCTAAGGTTCGATGATGAGGAAATTGACGACTTATTGCACACTCATGCCAGCGTCCAAGCCTACTGGGAAGCTTTTGCATTAAGGCTAAAGACAAAGCTGGATAATTTCAAAGAGGATTGGAAAAGCCGTTGGTGGGCATGGAATAAGAAATTCGCTAAAGATGTGCTCATTTCTTACGGCGAAACAAAAGCGACGATTGATTCTATTACCGATACAGTTATCAATATGTATGGTAAAGAAACAACCGACAGCCAAAGGGAACAGTTTGCTAATGCTGGCTACCTTATCGCCAATAAGCGAGCAAGTTGCAGCGAATCCTTGGAAGAATACAAGAATTCCATGTTCCGATACATTAACCAAGATCCAGCATGGTATTACGAAGATGTCGTAAATACAGAGAGTAAGTTATCTGAGAATTACGAAATTGTTCGTATAGTAGCTGAGAGATTGAATGCTAAGAGTTTCCACATCAAGGAAGTAATTGGTCTAATACAGCAAAAACCGGGTAATACTGGGTTAACCGCTCCTAGAAATGAGCGAGATTTGATGCGCTACTCGAAAAGTAGCTAGAAAGAGGTTTGAAAAATGGGAAAGATGAACATGCCAATCGCAGCAGAGAAGGCAGCTAATCAGACAAATCCTACACCATCAAAGGGCGTTAGTAAGCTCTTTTCACCACTACCAGATGCAGCAAAGCAGAAGCACAATAATGGTGTGCTAATTCCTACGTTCTATCCGTCAAGGTGGAAGATTTTCAACCCAACGGTCAATGATGTAGCCAAGTTCAATATGGCGGCTACTGGCAATGCTACGGCAAGTGTTCCGGCTGATCTTTGCTCATTCTATTTCAAGGTTCCGGTTCACAGTGTTAGCAATTATTCCCGACCCGATGGATCAGTTGGCTTTGCTAATACGGTTTGTCCAATTCATTTCAACAAGTACCTGACCGAAGTGCTTGGGTTTGAGCCTCTATTTAACCAACCAATTCGTTGTGCATTTTGTGAAGAGGAACAGGCTTGGTGGAATAAGTTCAATGCTAGGCTTGAGGAACTTGGACATACGAAGGAAACCCGTAAGAATCTGAGCAAGGACGGTTATAATGATCTTGTGAATAAGGATTCCGTACTGAAGAATGCACGGGAGAAGGCCAGGAAGCTTCAGGCATCAGATAAGTACGTTCTACCAATTATGGACTATGATCAAATCGCGGGTGTCAAGCCGCTGCGTGAGGGCCAGGAAACGATTGAGCATCAGATGTGGCTCGCGCCTGGGAAGGTGTTTGACAAGCTGGCAACGTTGTGCGAAATGTCGCCGGATGGTCAGGAATTCTATAACATGGAGAATCCGGCAGGGGTTCAGGTTCTTTACATTGTTAAGGACACGGAAAGGTGCTCACAGGGCCAGATGATGCTAACGCAGTACGATGTAGTTGCTGCTCCTGGGCGGGTAGTGCTTGATCCGTCTTGGCTAGCATATGTGCAGAATGTGGATGCAATGGTTGATCCGAGTGAGTTCCTGAACTTGATTACTTATGATGAACAAAGGTATTATCTGGGTCAGGCTGCGGCACAAGCAAGTACCCCGGTGACTACCCCTGTGACTGCCCCGGTAGCACGTCCTCCGGTTGCTGCGGCTCCCCCTGCTCCTCCTGCTCCTCCTGCCCCTCCTGCGGCTCCAGTTGCCCCACCAGTCGCTGCAACGGCACCAACGGCCCCTCCAATGCCCGCTGCGGCTGCGGCGGCTCCTACGCCCATGCCAGCGCCTTCAGCACCGTCTCCTGTTCCGGCTGCTGCTCCTGCGGCTCCGGTACCTGCTTCGCCCATCCCAATGGTACCACAAGTTACTGCTGGTGGTCGCACACCTCCGAAGGGTCCCCCTCCTGGTAAGCGTGCGTGGTAGTTCTTTCGTAATTCGGGAATAGCGAAAGGTTAGAAAATGGAAAAAATGAAGGATCTTTCTGCTGTAAATGAAAGTTTGAACAGTGCAATTTATCAACTTCAGCAGATTTTGCTTTCTGATCTTACTAATTTGGAGGTTCTAGTTAGGAAGGACCGTACTCTTGTTCCTGTATACGAAGACGGAAATAAAGACTCGGTGGGCTTACTTCAGAAAGGGCCGGAACTTTTGGTTATTGAAGTAGCCAATTTTAAGAATGCTGGTAATCTCTTTTCTTCGAAGCAAAAGGTAGAGTAAATTTTGGCAAAGAAAACACCAACTGAACCAGTAGTTGAGACGAATAGGATTGTTGAAATTCTTAAAGCTCTGGAATCGAAGAATAAGGATCTTCGTAATGACCTTCAATGGATGAAAGGTGACGGAGTAGTCTCAGATATTACTTCTACTTCCAGCGGAATTGCCTCTCTTGATATTGCTCTTGGTATTGGGGGCTATCCTCATGGCAGAATTATCGAGGTGTATGGCCCAGAGTCAGCCGGAAAGACGACCTGCACATTACATGCCATTGCTGCTGTGCAAAAAGCCGGTGGCGTTGCGGCTTTCATCGATGCTGAACACGCCTTGGATACCGGATATGCATCAAAAGTTGGTGTGGATGTTCAGAACCTTCTTATTGATCAGCCAGATAGCGGTGAACGTGCTTTAGAGATGGCTGTCCTTATGTCCAGTATTTTGACTAAGGGGGACATCATTGTTATTGATTCTGTAGCCGCGTTGACTCCTCAGGCTGAACTAAATGGAGAGGTCGGAGACAGCCACGTTGGTCTTCAGGCAAGGCTTATGGGGCAAGGTTTGAGGAAGTTGACAAGCAGTGTTTCTAAGTCGGGCGTTATGGTTTATTTCACAAATCAAATTCGTTACAAGATTGGTGTTCTTTTTGGCAGCCCTGAAACTACTTGTGTTCACCCAAGTACAAAGGTGGAACTCGCTTTAGATTAGCGAATAATTTTAAGGTATAACCTCCTAATAGGAGGTTATACCAATGAGTAATACACCAGAGAGAAAGTACCACATAGTGTACAAAACAACGTGTTTAGTAAATAATAAGGAGTATGTTGGTGTTCATTCCACCAATGATTTGGGGGATGGGTATTTAGGGTCAGGACATGTTTTGAAGCAAGCAATTAGTAAATTTGGTAGAAATAATTTTTTGAGACAGACTTTATCTACACATTCTTCTAGAGAAGAGGCTTTGTTAGAGGAGAAACGTATAGTTAATATAGATTTTGTTAGCCAAAAAACAAATTATAATGTTGCTATTGGTGGGGAAGCAAATGCAGGGTGGACAGTTTGGCAGGGTCCTTATGCCGAGAGAGCAAGAAAACTTTGTTCCGAGGCAAGTCGTGGATATGGGAATCCAGATTTTGTCAAGCGTTGGTTGGGTGTGTACGAAAGAATTGCACCCATGGTTTGTTATTATTCTTGCTGCACCAATTTACCGGACAGATTTATTAGTGGTTTGGTAAATAAGCGGCTTGGAATGTCTGTTAAATTGCACAGAGCCCTTGCATACTACCAGTTCAAGGGCTATATTGAAGTTAGCGGGTTTTCCCAATATATGGATTATTTTTCAAAAGATCCGGCAGGTCGTGTGCAAGCAGCCAAAAGTAAAGTTTCTGCAAAAATAGAATCGATTCCTAACTCATACACAGAATATAAAGCATTAAAGGGTGTTTTTGTTCCTGATATTCCTGAAATGTTGGAATATCTTTTAGATGACACTCTTAGCGATTCTATGATACAAAATTGTCATCCACTTGTTCCCAGTTTTGGAAATGGGGTTTTGGCAAGGTTAGCATATTTAAAATATTTAGGAATTTTAACTGAGGTTGGAAATAAAAGAATTAGTGTCCGTACTAGGCTTCCGGATTCGCAAAGGGGGACAGGTAAGAAAACACTGTATTCCTATAACCCTATAGTATTTGAGAGAATGATTGATACGAACGGAGATTTTAATGAATACACAGCAACTTTCGATGGAAGAACTTTTCAAGCAACTCGGGTTCCAGATCCAGAATATGGAAATTGGAAAGATGATTGATGTATCTGATCAGAACAAGTATTTAAAGTCTTATGCTGGGGGGGAGATTGTTAAAAGCAAAATTTTGGGAATTATTAGAAAAAATGATAGACAGGAGTATAAGGTCTATGAAAAAGGGCCTGGGGGGTTTCATTATTTATTTTCAGGGAGCCCAGAGCATTTTCTTTATGCAAAGTATAAGGATGAAAATTATGATTGGGTGTCTTTAGCTGATCTTTCCACCTCTTTGCTACAATATTCTGTTCTTTCTGAAAAACCTTCGGGGGTAGCATCGCAGCCGATTTTTGTCAGACCTTCAGATAAGCTAATTCCGGTTGTAGATGTTAAGATGGAAAATGGTTGTTATTTTTCAGAGGGGGTTTTATCTCACAATTCTGGTGGAAATGCGCTAAAGTTTTATGCTTCTATTCGCTTGGATATTAGACGTAAGGCGCAGATAAAGAAGGGTGAAGATATTCTAGGCAATTTGACAGAAATAAAGGTAGTGAAGAACAAGGTTGCTCCTCCATACAAAGTAGCAGAAACAGAAATCCGATACGGTGAAGGCGTCCCCCGTGCCCTAGATATTCTCCTTTGCGGAATGAATTGTGGTGTAGTTTCCAAGCGTGGCGCATGGTTGGATTTCAATGGCGAATGTATTGGTCAAGGTAAGGACAATGCATGGGAAGCCCTAAAAAATAATCCTGAACTTCTTGCACAACTTGAGAAAGCAGTACGCACACACTATGGAATCTAATTTCTCAGACGCTCAACTACTTGCTTATGCTTCCAAGTACATGGAAAGTTTAAGTAACGATTTGCTCCTTGAAGACATGAATATTCTCAACAAATATCTTGTAGCTCGTTTTCTAAAGACTTCTCCATTTGCTCTTCCGGGAATGCCCGAAGATTTTTTGCAAAGGAAATTGGTAGAATTCCTTTCTGGTATTAGCCCAATTCTTTTGGCCTTTGTAACAGCAGCAAATTCGTCAGCATTAAATCACATAGGGGACGCATGAGGGCTGAAATTGACAATATTTGTATTCTTTGTGGAAAAGACGTACTTGTTGGTAAGCACGGACTGTGCAAAAATTGTTTAGAGTATAGAGTAACTTCCACTATATTTGTTCCATATATCCCTGCTTATTTTAGTGGTGTGGATATTGGCAGCGAGGATCATATGGGTTATTTTTGTAATGAGTTTGGTCCAATGAGTGAGGAAGAAGTTCAGACGCATTTTACTAAAGAATGGGACAGTTTTTGGAAATATTTGTTGCCTGATATTGTATAGGGGACAAAGAATATGTCTTTCAAATTCATTGCTTATGCTGATTTGCACTATGATCGGTTAGCCGCTCAATGTGTAACTTTCGACGATTGTGCGGAAGTTGAGAAACAGGTTCACCAACGAGTTAGTGAAGGGGACTTTGATTTCACTATATTTATTGGTGACCGTTTTCTCAAGCGTAATCCAGAAGACGAAATAAAGACTAAGGCTGATCAGGTACTCTTATCCATCTTAGGTAATGAAAATCGCAGAGCACCACATTACAGCCTTATTGGTAATCATGACTGGGTAACTAATTCGATGAGGTGGCACACTAGCGAATCATTGAAATGGTTATCAAGGTTCACTGGGAAATTGTGCATTATGGATGAAGCGAAAACGTATCCAGTTATGATATTGGGTAAGCATTATCCAGAGGTTTTGTTGCATGTTCTCCCAGCAGGTAGCAAATTTGATTTTGCTAAATTTGGCACAGATCCCAAGCAATTCAATCTATTTCTTTTCCATGATATGCTAAAAGGCTCGTTCATGGATGATTCGGAAAAGATGCGATTTGATTCGGGCATTGAAATTTCCGAGATTGATCGGCCAGAATTTGACATGGTTCTTGCTGGTGATATCCATGTACCTCAACCATTCCCACTAAAGAATGTGCCAAAGGGTGGCTATGTTGGCGCAGTATTACAGAGAACACGCGCTGATGCCGACAAGGAGCGTGGATGGGTAGAAGTTGAAGTAAAGGGTGGTCCAGGCGCTTGGGAAATTACTACGCAATTTGTACCAACCAAGCCACTATTTTCTTGCTTATCCTTTGATGTTGGTCCGCAAACGAATTTCGAGCAAATAAAAATTGATGAAGATTTGGTAAAGGATAAGCGAATTGAAGTAAAGCTAACGGGTAAGAAATGTGACGTGGATAGAGTAGCGGATGACACACGCTGGAAGAATTATGTCGAAATCCTTGGTGCCAGGAAAATGGATATAGCACGGGATTACGAAATTGAATCACGGGATGCGGTAATAGATTTGTCACAGTCCCGTAATATAGGACATGATTTGGAATTGTATATTGACAGTGGTTTTGGATCTCTTGGCACGTTAGGAAGAGAAAAGATGTTTGAGGTTTTAACAGAAGTTGAGCAAGGTTAATTAGAATGTTTGATAAAAGTTATGGGGTTTGTGGTGATTGTTTAGTCGAAATGCCTCTTATGGAAGAAGAAAGCATAGATAGCATTGTCACTGATCCTCCCTATGGTTTGGCTTTTATGGGGAAGAATTGGGATCATGGTATTCCCGGAACACCTTTTTGGGTTGAGGCTTTGCGTGTTTTGAAGCCCGGTGGATATTTACTTGCATTTGGTGGAACAAGGACTTTTCATCGTTTGGCGTGTGCAATTGAAGATGCAGGATTTGAAATTCGTGATTGTGTAATGTGGGTTTATGGGTCGGGTTTTCCCAAGAGCCTGGATGTGAGCAAGGCTATCGACAAAGTTGGGGGTGCTAATATTTCATGGTTTGGTCCTTGGCTCCGAAAAGAACGGGAAAGCCGTGGTATTAGTGCACACGATCTTGCTGAACGGGGAGGATTTTACAAAAATATAAATCATGGGGGCCTTGTAGTAAATTGGGAACTTGGATACGGTCTTCCCACTTCTTCTCAATTTAATAAAGTATGTGAGATTCTTGATCTTCCTTTTGAGCCTATAGAAGAGGTTGAAAGACGTGTATTGGGTACAATTACAAAAGCCCGTGCCCAGGGATCTGGTTCTGCCCTTCCAACTCTAGGAGCTTCTGTAGAATATAAAACTTGGGAGATAACTGCACCGGAACACGAAAAAGCAAAGCAGTGGGACGGATGGGGCACTGCGCTCAAGCCAGCGTGGGAACCTATTATTGTAGCAAGAAAGCCATTGATTGGAACCGTTGCTGCTAATGTATTGAGGTATGGAACGGGCGTAATTAATATTGATGGTTGTAGGGTTGAAACAGCGGAGAGTTTAGGAAGATTCAATAACGCCAAACCTATTGAAAACAAGGTTAATGACGGAGATCCAAAAGCAAAGCCTCTATGTAGGATGCAACAAACTGCATCTTTAGTTGACAATAGCGGGGGGTTGGGTCGCTGGCCTGCAAATTTAATTCATGACGGGAGTGAAGATGCTGTGAATCTATTTCCTCAATCTAGTGGAAAAGGAGGCGATTCGTCAGGCGGAACGGCACTTGGGCAAGATTCCGGCTGGAACGCGCACAACAACCGAACAGTACCTATTGAGAGGCGTAACGATGCTGGAAGTGCTGCCCGTTTTTTCTACTGCGCCAAAGCCAGTAAAAAGGATAGGGGTTCAGGAAATACCCACCCTACAGTAAAACCACAATCTCTTATGCGTTATCTTTGCAAACTTGTAACACGGTCTGGTGGAATTATTTTAGATCCTTTTATGGGCAGTGGTAGCACAGGTGTTGCAGCCCATTTGGAAGGATTTGATTTTATCGGAATTGAGAAAGATGAAAATTATATAGAAATTGCTAAAGCTCGTATAACTAAGGCGCGTGAAGACTTAGAGAAAGGTGTTGAAAATGGGTGAATCTAATTATCTTGCTGGAGGTAAGGAATATTTCAGTGCCTCCTTTGATGGGGCTTTGCTTATGGAGGGACTTGATCACGCAACCCCTGGAATGATAGGTGCGGGGGAGAACATGCTGCTGAAAGCGCAGCACGAAGTTCAGGAAAAGATTGACGCAGAGTTAAATGATCTTTTTCCAACAGATGAATCACTTTTTGAAGCTTCTGAGAGCAATCTTACTTTTTATGTTGGAAGACCGATGACTTTAGAAATGGAACTTGCTTCAACTATTGGTACTGTTTATGTTAAGGGTTATTGGGGTTTTCCAATTCCCCCTCGTACAGTTGAAGACGATATTTACAACGAACTAATCCGGAGGAATTGCCTTGGCTGAGAAATACGAAGAAAAGATTGTTCAAAGGGGCATTCGATCAGGAATGTCTTACCAATCATCCTGCATGGATTGGGTGGCTGCGCTTACTGAGTCTTATCAGCACTTTTTGAAAACAGGCGAGTTATTGCCTTTTTATATTCCGGAATTTGTAGTTAAGGCTGCAAAAGAACGGGCAGAAAAGAAGGGAGAAGAGTAATGGCTAGACTGGAAGCATATCGTTGTTGCAGTTGTGACCACGAAGTTGAGGAATATTTTAATGACACTGATGAACGTCCCGAGGAGCTTGATTACAGGTGCGAAAAATGCGGGGGGATATTAAAGATATATCGCTATAAGAACAATGTCCACCGGGTATATATCCAAGACCGAGGTATTTAACATGGAAAACGAAGAAGCCACAAAAGATCAGGTAAACCATTTTTTGAACAGAACACACCTGCACATTAAGCTTGTTCAAAAATATTGCGCCCTTATTGAAAAGGCTTTCCCCTATTTGCTGGGTCTTGTTGATCGTGGGGTAGAGCATGATTTGAGCAAGTTTGAAGAGCCTGAGCGTATTCCTTATGTTTGGCTAACTTGGCGTTATAAGTGCAAGGATGACGGCGTAAAATGTAATCTCCCTGAAGGAATGGACAAAGAAATTGATGCTGCTACTGAACATCATATTTTGAACAATGCACATCACCCTGAATTTCATCAAAGTGAAACTGAGTCTTTGTTGAATCCACGCGACAGGGATGCTCCACCTGAGAAGATGATTGATGCAACAGGTATGTCTTCTCTTGATCTTGCAGAGATGGTTGCTGATTGGTGTGCTATGTCAGAAGAACGTGGGAATGCCCCAAAAGAGTGGGCGAAGAAAAATGTGAATGTTAGATGGAAGTTTAAGGCAGATCAAGAAAAACTAATTTATGAGATGATGGACGCAGTGTGGAATAAGGGCGTTTAATGTTGAAATTCACATCAATCCGGCCCGCTGGAATGTTCAGTTATGGTCTAGCTGAAACGATCCCATTAGACAACCAAGGGCTAGTCCATCTCTTAGGCATTAACGAGGACCGTGATTCAGACTCCAACGGCTCAGGTAAATCATCCTTGTTTAACGCTCTGTGCGAGGTCGTGTGGGGCATTAACCCGACTTCCTGCTCCGGTGCCTCAGTCGTCAACAACACCATACACAAAGGCTTTAACGGGCGTGTAGAGCTATTGGCTGATGATGGTATTACTTACCGCATTACTTATTGCCGGGATTGGAAAGATGAGGATTTTTACCCCGTAGATAACGACAATTCTTGCACATATGCTGGAACCTCAATTTTCTTTGACAAGTTCGAAGAGGGCATGTGGCGGGATCTTCGTGGCGCATCTATGGCGGAAACTAGGAAAGTAATCCAGAATACGATTGGTCTTTCTTACGACAGATTCATTTCGTCATCTTACCTATCGCCTCGTACTGGTAACGTAATCCTAAAAGGTACGAATAAAGAACGAATGGATCTAATGTCCGGAATTATCGGACTGTCGGAATGGGATAATGTACTTGACCATTGCAGAGCATTTCGTCGGGATCAACAAAATGGTATAATCGACTTAGAAAAGCGCTTGTCCTTTTTTGAAGGTGTTTTGCTAACCCTTCGTAATGAACGCGACACATTAGCCAAAACGGACTGGGCTGATACTGTCGTAAAGCATGAAACGTACTTGCTGGAGTTGAATGTCCATGCCGATGAGTTAAATGTTCAGCAAGAAAAAGTTGCTAAAGAGTTGCAAGATGCGTTGTCAAAGCGTTCTATTGGTTCAACACAATTGAAAAACCAGATCTCAACATTGAATCGAGAAATTAACCTTCTCGAATCAAGAAGTCGGGAACCTGTTGCTGAAAGTAACGAAATGCGTTCACTTGCCAAAGAGCTAGGTAAATTGGAAGGTGAACTAGCTGTTGCCGAAGGTACGCTAAAGTCTTATAAATCAAATTCTGACCGTTTCTTGGACACAAATGAGGTTAGAGCCTTAAGGGCGGAAATTAATAAACTTGAGGGTGAAATTAGCGTACTCAATGGCAAGTTAAACGCATTCAAGAATAAGGATGGGGAAAGCATTGCCCGAGATTCTTGCCCAACTTGCGGATCAAAGGAAAACTGGGACAGCATTAAGCACAATATGCTGGAAATGCAGCAAGAGCTAGATTTAACGATTGCTGAATGGGAAGTTAGACATACAACTAAAAAGGAAGAGTTGGCCGTACTTACAGAAACTTTGAAAATTGAACTCATAGGTAAAGCCGAAGAGTTGGTAAAGACCCTTAATGGACAAGTAGTCAATTCCCGGTCATTACTTGAAACTGAACGAGATAATCTACAAAAAGGTAGAAATTCCTACATAGAAGAAGGTCGGGTTAAAGCACAGGAGTTAAAGCAGCAAATTCAATCACTAGAAATTCAAGTTGCTGAAGTAGAAGCTCAAGCATCAGAAGTTGAATTCTTGATTGTGAACTTGAACCAGGAAACCAGGAGTCTTAACCGATCTATTGCAGAGAATAACGAAAAGATTACCCAATGCTCCACCCGTATTGAGCAATATAAAGCTCAAGTGGCCAAATTGGAGGATCTACAAAATCAACTTGTGGTTAAGGAAGGTGAGCTAGCCGATCTTCAAGCACAGGTGGATTTGCTAAAAGATGAGGCAAGTTATTACGACTGGTTAATTCATCATGCTCCGTACATTAAACTACACAAGCTATCAGTATCGCTTACGGAATTATCTAGCATTGTTAACAAGTATCTCTCAAATATTGGTGAAAGTATACGGGTAAATATTTCGTCATTTTCCGAGAAAAAAGGTAAGAAATCTGGCCCAATGTCGGATATGTTAAAGAGCGAGATTGAGCTAACGATTACCGATGGTGAGAAATCAATTGACCCAAAATTGTACAGTGATGGGGAAACTAGCCGGGTTAGTTTAGTAATTGTTCGGGCATTGCATGACATGGCAGCGAAGAATGGCAATGGTTGCAATTTAATGTTCATGGACGAAATATTCTCGTATGTTGACCACAGCAGTTCGCAGAAGATGAGTGATCTGTTTAACTTTGGTGGCGAAACTGTTGTGGTAACGGACAACTCAGGACGGGCAACTGATTTATTGTCATTTGATGGTGTTTGGACAGCCAGGAAGAAAAACGGGATAACAACTTTGGAGGTGAATTCATGAGACTCGTACCAGTTTATGACAATTTGGTTGTGGAGCTAGTGGCACCTGAAGGAAAGTCGGCTGGAGGTTTGTTCCTTCCTACGGCTGATCATGCTTATGAGACGGGGGTTATTATTTCTTGCGGTCCAGGAAGTATGTACGAAAAGTCTGCTATTCCTTGCCCGTTTGTTGTGGGGCAGAAGGTGCTGTTCGTTCGTTATAAGGATCTGTCTCTAAAGCTGGAAGACAGGGCAATTGTTCTTCTGTGCTTTGAGGATGTACTAGCTATTATTGAGGATTAGTAATGCCAAAAGGAACAGGTTGGGCATACGATAAGGTTTGTCAACTACCAACGCTTAAAAGCGCCGGTTTGTCGCTGACCTAGAAGGGGTATCCGATTGAACGGTTTCTCTTCCAATAGCCGCAACAATAGGCCAGTTGACAGTGGCCCTGCGAGCGATGTTCACCGCCCCAACATGATCAGCATGGTCGGTGTAACCGCACGACTTGCAACAGAACTCAGCTTGGCTTCGACGGTTCCTCTTATTGATACAATCACAGGCAGGGCAAGTTATGCTGGTGTTGGCCGGATTGACAATCGCAACCGGAACCCCAGACAACCGGGCCTTGTATTCAATAAAAGTACGAAGCTGATAAAAACCCCAACTCATTCGGCTTGCTCTTTGGTCTTTCCTAGCCGTTACCCGGTTGTTGATTCCTTTGAGGTCTTCAAGAGCGATCCCACGTCCGGTGTCTTTGGCCTTAGAAACAAGAACCTTCGAGATGGTATGGTTTGTGTCAGCACGGAAACGAGCCTCTTTCCCAGAGAGGGCTTTGAGTTTCTTTTTAGACGATTTGGTTCCTACGGACTGAAGATCGGCTTTGAGCCTAGCTTGTTTCTGACGGACAACTTCAACTTTGTCCCCGGTGTGCTTGGCTCCATCCGAGTCAACAGCAAGATTTCTAATGCCAAGATCAACGCCCATCCATTCCTTGGGGGTTATCTGGGCTTCTTCTGGGACTTCGACAGTAACGTAAAGGTACCATTTACCCTTTTTGAGAACGAGATCCGACTGTCCCCTCTTACCTTCAAGTCGGGCACGGAAATAATCTCCAACAACAAAGGGGATAAGAAGCCGTTTTTCCAGAACACGGATAGAAACTCTGTCCATTGCCTTGAAACTCAAGATCCTTTGGTCATACGCGATAGATCCATGAGGCTTAAAAACAGGTTGGACTTTCCGGTTTTGTTTATAAGTATCACAAACTTTCCCAATTGTACGAACAGCCATCTCAGCAGAAAGGCCAAACTTTTCTCGGAGATCTCTGTAAAAAGCATGATGAAGTCTATATTTATCCGCAGTCTTCTCTTTAAAAGCTTTCTCCGCGAGCCAGTTGCAAGCTTCATTGACTCGTTCCATAGTGGAAAGGAGCATATTCGCTTGCTCGGGAGTAGGAAGCAATTTAGTTGTAACTACGAGTATCATAGCTTGGAGTATAACACTCCAACTTTAGGGATCCTAAAGACGAAGAAAGGAAAGGGCACTTCCTCCCACAGATAAAGCGGGGGGAGGGTTTCCGTGCCTCAAAGTTTATGGACGTACCTTTCATCCTTGCGGCGGATATTGTTAATGCTCTTCCCGCAGTTGACCTAAAGCACGCAAAGGTTATGGTTGAGGCTGTTGCTAAGGCTATATTTGAACTGGATGTAGAAGATAATGATGGTTACGGGGAATACACTAAAGAGGACATTTGGGATAAAGTTGCGGGTCAGGATCAGAATCATTATCGTAGAATGTCTAGGGCGGCAATAAAAACAATGCGTGGTTTTCTAAAAAGCTGGGAGAGAAAAGATGTATAAAGCAGTTATGAACAATGTGACTCCTTTGAATTTACTTCTTTGTGGGTTTTTAGGCATGTCTGTTTATATTGATGAGAAAATTCCAGAAAGTGAAGTATGGATTATGGGGTTGGGGGATGATAAGTTAGTAGATCCGTTTGTCAAGATTACAGATATTAAGTATGCTGAAGATGGGCAGAGTTTGTTATATTCTGCAAAAATGAAAAAACCGTTGACTCGTGTTACGGTAAACCTAACACCCGAAAAAGAAAAGGACAACAAATGAGCAAGAAAACAAACACACAGGAGGAAAAGATGTCAACAAAGAAGACGAAGAAAACACCCGTTCTGAGATCCTATGATTCTACTACAGGGTGGATTGCAAAGGGGATCACAATGGAGGAGCTAACACAGACTTTGAAGGGGCTTCGTAAGGCCTTTGTTGAGGCAGGTTTTGTTCCGGGTTTGGTGGATGATATGTTGTATTCTTGGTTTTCGGCGCAACGCTTTATTGTTTTGCCGGAAGGGAAGTAAAACATGTCAAAGAAGGAAAAGAAGCCCCCAGTTAAGGCAGTTCCAGATCCCAAGGAAGAAGATTGCACATCAGATATTTGCAACGACTGCGCCCAGAAGATGATTGATCAAGGACTTTGCCCAGATTGTGGCTGTCCTATTGATGAATGTGGTGCTGGCGAACCTGATGAAAGAGTATTTGACAATTGCATTCGCGTAAGAGTTGGCGAAGATATGGACATTCCGATTGTCATTGTTGGTTCAGAAGGTAAGCATTATGTTGGTGCTCTTGCTGAATGGGATGATGATGGCTTTGCTTGGATGTTTAATGCGCTAACATATTTTGAATTCATTGATAAGGGTTCTATGATGTGTGGTTTCCAGAAGCCCCTAATGAATGTCGGAACACCGGAACGATTAACTGTTAGAATTGGCACACTGTATTTTTTGAACAAGGAATCAAAGTCGGACATGACTTTTGCACAAACGTATCTGGATGCGTTGACAAGAGGCAAGGCAAAGGATAGTGGGTTGGTTATTCCAAATACTAATCCGGTTGCGGGGCTACAGTAATGATGACTTTTGATTTTAAGGGAGAGTGCCTTGGGATTCGTTTAGGTGCCAGGAAAGATTACCCTGGAGATAATCATGTTCTTGTTACTTTATTGTCCGGTAGAGGAGAACATTGGTTAGAGGACACTTCTTTTAGCTCCCACTGGTTGGATGAAGTTATAATGCAGCTTCAACTGGCAAAAACCTGGATGGAGCAATATTGTGAGAAGGATAAACCTCTCGGCTATAAGTTCAAGGAGTAATAATGGCAACTCAACAACACACAATGGTTCGCAAAGAAAAAGCCGGTAAGGAAACGGTTAAAAAGCAAAGGAAGATTGAGCAAGTTACGTTTGAAATTATTGATGACGATATTATTTTAAAGTCTGGACCATATCTTAACCGATCTGTTCGTGAAATGTACAAGGTTGGTGCAATTGAAAGAGATTACGTCGTCCAGCACCTTTGGTTCACTAATGACGAAGCTGTGGTTAAAATCATTAACTCCATGTGTGCCCGGTGACTTTCAAATTCCTAATAATCGGTCGTCCCTTAGTCCAAAAAAACGACATAAAGATTCGCTATAAAATTGTCAAAGGCGGTAAAAAGATCCCATTCGTTGACCATAGCGAAGAATTGAAGAAAACTAGAACAGAAATCGCTATCTCCTTATTTGACCAATTTAAAAAACAAGGGGGAATTAACCCGATTGATTACTTGTTTGAAATAAATTTCGTATATTACTGTAAGAAACAATGGCAACCGGATTTGGATAATTTACCTGCTATTGTTCTGGATGCTTTGCAAGGAGTAAAAATAAAAGGCGGCTTAATCGTGGCAAAAACTATACAGGATGATAAATTGCTGAGAAAAATTACAGCAGAAAAAATAATGGATGGTGATTTGAAGTTTAATGGAGAGCCAAGGACAGAGTTTGTGATTCAACCATACAAGTTGGAGGAATAAAATGGGAAAGACAAACGTAACTATCTACGAAGTATCCAGGAAGTCCTACGATCCAATTACCGTGTTCGAGGTAAGAGATCATTGGGGCTATCCTGGTTTAGTGGATATTCGTGTTGATCTTGACAGTGTGTTTACAGTTGAAGCTGCTGCGCTGTGTAAAGCTATTTCAGAACACACAAGCATAAAGAGCGAAGACAGAACAGATAACGTGTGTGGTCTTGATTTACAGCGTTTGAATGCTGTAACAGATATGCTGTTTAATCTAGGAACTGGAAAATCCTTGGCTACTGTTTATCATGCTCTGCGCTTGGTTAAATCGCAAATCTTTGAAGAGTCTTATGGTTACGATCATGGTGCAGAAGGTAAGGATATTGTAGTTGTTTCCCCTAATATGCAAACGTCCCAGTTCGCAAAAGAACGGGCGCTATCTTTGGTTCCACTTGTTTTTGGGCAAGATATGCAAGTTGAGGGGCACAAGGACAGCATCTCCATTTGGGTTGCTGGTTATGAAAATGTCCTCAGATTTTTAACTGTGCAACAAGTAAAAGCCAAGAGGGATGTAGGTAAAACGTATTATAGAAACGCATATTATGTTTATGACCCGGATTGTTTGTATATGGCAATGAAAGGAAATTAAGATGGAAGAACTAACAACAACCGAAGCAAAGACAATCTACACTTTCCATGAAGAAGCTTTGGCAATTCCTTACAGAATCGATTTCAAAGTCCCTTACGCAGACTTGAAGAAAATCTTTGACGAATACTGGGAAAAGCGTAGTGCTGCCTTGATTAATCATTATAAGCCCAACGTAAAGAAATCCAAAGGCGGTAAAATCAATCCAGATAAAGCTAGGAAAATGCTGGAATCCAATATCAAACCGGGAAAGCTGTACCAGGAAGCATTAGCCGCTTTCCTCATTGATCAAGTCAAGGAAACAGGTAAGGAAATACTACATCTGGATGCGTTGGATTTCTATGATTACGAAGAAGGCAAAGAAGCCCAAATCATCGGTCAAGTTTACTACTATCCTACGCTCGCTGTAGACCATCCAGAGGCCTTAGTCTTCCAGGCCACATCACCCATCCAGGAAGATTTTGAAAAGGCGTGGAGAAGCAAGCAGGTGGAGCTAAAGCATAAGTACAAGAAGGTTAGTGAGGTCGAACTTACGGAAGGATTAGTTCAGGATAATCACGAACTCCTCCTTGATGTCATAGCTTCATGTGATGGCCAACCCTATGAGGCAGGCACCATTCGCGGAAAGTGGCTGGAATTACGGACTTTGTTCCCCGATTTCCGTAAGTCATTCGAGAAGCGTAACATTGGTGATCTTTTCGAAACTGATTTCAATATGAATGGAATCGATCCTGACGTAAAGGGTCATCCAGTCCATGCCACAGTCAAGATTTTCAAGGCTAAGGAAATCATTTATAGAGAGGTGGACGATTCTATTGCCAAGGAGGAAGGTAAGGATTCATTAGATATTTTGAAAGCTGATTTCGAAACTGAGTATCGAAACTATGTCCAAGGGTGTCGGAAAGGCTCCGCTGCCGACGCAATTATCAATACTATTCTCCAGAATTCGGTAATTTCGCCATTACCGGACAGGTGGTTAGAGCTGTCGGTTCAGAGACTTGTGGGTAATCATATTACCCAGTTCAAGGGGGATAAGGACCGGGCCATGAGCGTGATTGGTGCTCACGACGAAGATCAAATGCGCCAAATGTTTATGGGCGAAGTATATCGTGATATTTACCGAGTGATTGCCATGAAGTGGTACAAGGCGTTTTATAAGATTGGTAAGGGCACGGATGACGAACTGTATAGTGATATGTTGTCCCGTGTGAATTGGGTTGAGAAGGATGTTCCAAAGACGGAGGAAGTTGCCAATGTCTAATAAGAAAAGAAAATGGTCTGAGTGGTGCCATGATTTTGTGAGGAAGACGAACAGGTGTCCCGGTGAAGTCCCAGCATTTGGGCTACCAGAAGTTTCTATGACGAGCGAGGAATTTGAGCAAACAATGGCTGTAGCTGATTTGCATACGTGGTCAGGTAATTGCCATTTCGGGGTTAAGCCGGATGAGGTGGACCCGGTTAATGGTCCACCAGCGGGTATGAAAAAGCTGGTGGTTAAGGAAGGGGCTAGTGGTTTGGAAGATGCCAAAAATATGGCCGCGCATTTGGGCGAAGTCCTCGATTCGCAAAGAATAATCTCCATCAAGAAGAATTTACATAACTATGTCGAAAGAATTTCCCTGAAGGAGAACGGACAATTAGTGATACCGGCTCCGTTACTGGATATTAAAGGTTACATTGGTAAGTTCTTTGAGGTCGAATAGTTGTGAAGTATCAGGTAAAATGCAAGACCCCTTACTGCTCTGCACTTGTTACGTGTGCCGTTAAACCTAGATATAAAGAGTATGTATTTTGCGACCAGTGCAAGAAGGAGCATAGTCTTGCGGTGTTGCAGGTACAAGCCGATTTGAAGATGCCGATTAAGGAAGCGATTCTTGACGCCAGGATTTTTCGTACAGCGGACGGAATGTCAGCATATCTTGGAATTTCCTTCGTAAGTTTATATTCATGGGTTAGGAAGTATTTTTCTCAATCATTTCAAGAGTTTAGAAGACAATATATTTGTAAGAGTTCCACCCGCTGCTATCTTTTGAACGTCGAGAGGAGTTCCTACTCGCGCAGCGACTACGCACTTCGCAAAATTAGAAGTCAAAGGTATTGTGCTTGTGTTAATGCCCTTGAAAAGAACTACATTATGACCAATGCTCCGATTAGTGTTGTTTCTCAGATATTTCGTGGTGCCCCAAAGGTTGTGCAGATTTCCGATTCTGTATTTAGTCTTGCACCGCAGCCGATATTTTTCAGGTCGATTAAACCAATATATTTCGGGGGTTGTCTTTAAAATCCCTAATTATAATGATTTAATATGCTAATGAGGCTTAATGGACAAACAGACAGACGAACTTTTATTTGACTATCTTTCTCAGTATGAGAAGGATGACCCCGTTGTGCGTGAAATCCTTGCCCTTCGTAAAGAAGCTCTTCTAAGTAAAACAGCCGATACAAATCCGATGGAAAATAGTTTTTGGGAAAGCCTAATTGATGGTGCTCTTAAGGGATTAAATGTTGTCGCGCTCGCCAGCTTTGATTGGCGCTTACTCACTATTTCTAAACTTTTAGAAGTGTGGATTAAAGACAAGCGCGAGGAGCGACAGAAAAAACAACAGGACTTGACTTTGGGAAAGAATTATGATATTACGCATCCCAATTTCACCGTCTCACCGAGTAATCCTTATGGTCAGGGTTCCTATTACTGAGAGGTAATGCAATGGCAACTGTAAAAGAATTTTTGCGTGAGAAGCGAGCCAAGGAAGCTCATCATCTTTGGAACGCCGAACTCGACACTGAAGGCAAACTTAAGATCAACCGCGCTAAAGCGGAGCGAGAGAATTGGGACGAGGAAAAACTAGAGACTAAAACCTCGTTCAAAAAAGAGGCAACAATGAATACCAAAACCGCAGATAAAGAAACTTCAGATGCGCTATGGGGCTTGTTCGGGGCCTCTCTGGTAGATAACGCTTCACTTAATTCTGAGATACCAAAATCGATTGTACAGCGGTTTAATGCCTGCTCTGCACCAGATGCACCAGTTATTAAATCTTGGGACGAGTTGAAGACGGCTTTTGGTGAAGAACCAATTCGTTCCATCCGTGCTGCAATTGCTCAAGGTATTAAAGTTCGTCTCGCAAGCAAGTACCTAGATCTTCCATTCATCATGACAAAAGATGTGATGGACGTTACCGCTTCAGTTGATATGAAACATGTGAAGACTATGCTTGATGGAATCCGTGAAGGCCGCACAGCATCTGTAGTTAAGGTTTACGGGGAACCGGCAGTAAAACTCGCAACGCTTTTTGAAGGTTTCAAGAAGAGCGGCCTTACGAAAATATCAATTGACGATAAAGCCAGGGCTGTCTGGGTCTCATTTTTTGGTCCCTACGGAAAGTTACTTTGCGATTCCGTCCAAAAACGTGTCCGCGCTGATCTTGCTGAGAAGTGGTTCAAGAAGCACGGCGTGGACGAACATGCCGCATCGGTGTGGGCGTCGTTTTTCGGGGAATTTGGAGAAAAATGGTGTTCCTACGTACCCCGATTATTAAGGCCAACGAAGTAATTTATGCCAGGTGTCATCAAACCTCCTATCTTCGGTCTTGTATATAAAGCAACCAATACAATTAATGGAAAAGTTTATATTGGTATAACTTCTGGTACCCTGAAAGATAGAATTTCAAAACATGTTAGTGTAAGTAGGACTATTCCCAAATATAGATATTATTTTCAGAATGCAATGAACAAATATGGTCCTGATGCTTTTCTCTGGGAAGTTGTGGAGGAGTGTTTTTCCGAAAAAGAGTTGGATGAAAAAGAAAGATTTTATATAAAGCAGTATCAAAGTAATATTCCACAAAAAGGTTATAATTTGACTTCGGGTGGAGGAAGAAGCCACCCTTTAGAAATAGAACATCGGGAAAGAATTTCTGCTGCAAACAAAGGACGCAAATTTACACAGGAACGTTGTGATAAAATTAGTAAAGCTTTAACTGGTCTTAAGAAATCTGCCGAAGCAAATGCGAATAATGCAAGAGCAAAAGAACGTCCGGTTCAACAGTTGGACAAAGACGGAAATGTAATTTGCGAGTATCCCTCTCTTTCTGCTGCTGCAAGAGCACATGACACGCATAATGCAAGTATTTCAAGGGTATGTACTGGAAAGGGTAAATCTTGTGCTGGGTGGGGCTGGAGGTTTGCAGGAGAAGCAAAAGCAAAACCTAGATCTTGTGCAAGTGAGGAAACTAAAAAAATAATGTCAGATAGGCAGAAGGGTCGGAAGGCAACTGAAAAAACAAAGCTAAAGATGTCCAAACTTATGATGGGGCATGACGGCTATAATAGAAAAGCCATTTTGAAACTAGATCTTGATGGAAATATTTTAGAGGAGTTTTCTTCTGTATCCGAGGCCGCAGAAAAATGTGGTTTAGGTCTTAAATCTATTTCTTTAGTGTGTCGCGGTGAACAAACGACCCCTCACGGGGGTTTTATGTGGCGTTTCAAAAATGAGGATGACTTTCGTATGGAGAGAAAACACGGCCCTGAGAATAAGCAAGAAAGGGCAGTTGTTTGGTTAGATACTGAGGGGACAATACTGGGCGAATTTCCCTCTATTGCGGAAGCTTCTAGAAAAAGTGGTGTGGGTTATAGTTCTATTTCTAAGACTTGTGGAGGCAGTTTAAAAACAGGCGGCGGCTTCATCTGGAAGTATAAGGAAGAGGCACCTAAAAATGACTAATCCCCTTTCCCCTTTCTCAACCTTAGCTGATTTCTCTAATAAGGATACCCCCAATCCCATCCAACACTTCCTCAAAAAGCTGGCCGATCCTTGTGCTGACGGGGACACTGAAGAAGATTGTGGAGAACTAACAAGCCCGTGCTGTCAAGCCCAACTTTCAACAATATTCGGGAGCCTGCCGCTGGAAGTAAAATGCGGTTCCTGCAACAAAGTCTTCCTTTTGCGTGATCTTGTTCCTTTAGAGCAAAAAGAATTAACAACCGTTTAAGGCCCCCAAAAATCTTCATGCTAAAGTGGCTGAAGTAACACTTGAAAGGGGTTTTTCAACATGGCACTTTATAAGACTCGGCAACTTTTAGCTAACTATTCTCAACAGTCAGTACGGGATCTCAGCGTTTCTCGTTTAGAAAAGCTCTACGCACCAGTTGTAGCACAGCGTAGGCAAGCTGATCTAGACAATGAGCAAGCTTTCGAGACGAATATTCCCCATATCGAGCACGTAAAGCGCCTCCTTGCCCAAGAGCTTGAGCAAATGGCTACTGAAGAGAACGCGCATATGCCAATTACTGACGTATTTTCGGCACTTCAGGTAGTTAAGCAAGCCAAGGTTAGCGAAAATGACATAGGGGTCCGCGCTTTGGAAACAATGCTTACTTCCATGTGGCGCAAGGATCGTACAGCTTCGATTACTTCAGCTAAATTCACTGCACTAAATGACCATTTCCGCAAAAATTACCCCAGGTCCGCAGTGTGTGAAGTATTGGAAAAGATCGGTGAGAGTGGGTATCTTTCTTTGGAAATCTCAAAATTAGCTGCTCTTGCTCAAGACATCGGTTCCCAGGCTGATTACGAAAGAGTTATTCTAGAAAACGGCCTGCAATCAAATTCGCCAAATTGCAAAAAGGCACGTCAATTCATCCTAGCCTTGGTTAATGGGGACGATGAACGCCCTTTTGAACGAACGCCCGAAGAGGAAGAAAAGTTAAAGGTACAACGGGATAGAGAAAAGGGCCTTGATGAAGAAAATTATAACAGGGATCTCAAGTTAAGGATGCAGGATAAGCCTTTCCATACGGCCCAATCCCAGAATGAATTAAACTACGGGTTTGCTATTATTGATGGTTTTATGGAAGATGCAGACGATGATGAGCACCCACACAGTAGTACCCTAGATTCAGAGGGCATTACTCAGGCCGCTATGCAAATTGAGCGAAATATGCTGCGTTGGCTTAAAAAGAATGTAGGAAACGCTAGAGACGAGGGCCATGATAGTCGTGATGATTTAGTTGGTTCTGTTTTTGTTGAAAAGGGATCTGAAGGACATCAATTTATCTTAGACGCTCTTGAAGCTGGGGAACCAATGTCTTTTGGTGGGTATTCTAATTTACCCTTTGACGCTACAGAGGGCGTTGATGAAAAGTATGCTTGGTATTTTAACCCTGAACTAGAGTTTTTTGACGGCCCTGAAGAAGAATCTGAGGAAGATGATTTTATTAATGACGCTAAAGATGAGACTGAAGATGATGGTGAAGACCCTGACGAAGATCTCGTATAATAGGTTCCATAAGGTTTTTAAAATGTCCAGCATTCGTATGGAGTAATGAAAATGACAAAGATTGAATCCGTAGTAAAAACTGCTCTACTAAACGGTAAAGATTTCCAAACTCGTAGGGGTTGGATCATCAAAATCAGTCAAGACGATAAAGTACAGATCTGGCCACCAAAGGGCGAGGGTCGGGAAACTACTTTGGCATTCCTTGACAAAGCGGTTAAAGACTTCTGTAAGCAGGCTGATGTAATGGCTCCTGGGGTTAATGAAACCAATGCGCCAAAATCAACTTCTGATGGTTCTTTGGGTAAGGATACTTCAGGTAAGTCGCCAAAGAAGTTTGATCCTTCGGTTAATAAAACCCCCAAACCAGATGGTTCATTTACTGACAAATCTCTTGGCAGTGACACATCAATGGACGAAGCATTTGCTACTCCTTCCATTAATAAGGACATGACTCCTGATGACGAAGGTTTAACTGATACGGACCTTGGCTCAGACTCTTCAGGTAATTCAACAAAGTTCGATAATAAAGTTGTTAATGTACAGAGTGACGGGAGAACTGGTAAGAAGGCACAAGCTCATCCATACACGATGGGTGGGGTACCGGATTCTGATGAAGGGAAAGTATTTGGGGATACGGAAATAGGTGACTTGCTTCTTACATATCATGGGGGGATGAATACTGCCTTATATGAGGTTGGGTCAAATTGGCTGGGCGGTCATGGTGTTCCTGCTGATGCTGTATCACGGGCAATTAAGGAACTGGAAAAGCATAAGACCTATTTGCAATATAGAACTGAAAATGGTTTGAATAAAGGTGATGAGGGTGACGCTGATGAAATTGAGGAACTAGTAGCTTATCTGTATGAGGTGGGTGAAGGTGGGGGCGGGGTTGATGAAGATCACTATGCTTCCAAGAACTCTAAAATTCAAGACACTTTCGCTAATGGCCCCGATCCCAGCGAAATATATCGTAAGCTGAATGCAAAGAAAGTCTCCAAAGAGCTTCTTAATGGTATCCTAAATGCTGACGAATGGGAAGCCACGCAACGTTTGGCTCAGATGGACAAAAATCGGCCAAAGCGTGGTCCAGGAATGCCCGGTAAAGGTAAAGGCAATTTTAGTGAAGGTCCGGGGGTTGGTGGGCAAATTGGTGCTGAAGACGACGAGGATATAACAGAGAACGAGCAATATAATAAATATTTCCGTCCATACGAAAAACCTAATCGGGATGAGGAAGAAGACAGGGCCGTTGGTGGGAAGAAATCATTACGCACTGCTGGCCCAAAGCTTCGTGAAAAATGGCTAAATGATGGTGGATATCACCGGGAAATCGAGTCGGAATCTGCTGAAGAATTGCACGCATTGGTTCAAGGGTTTGGTGGGGAAGATGTAGATTGGGCAAAGTTCAAGCCAGCAATGCCCGAAGATAAAGATGCAGAAGCCCAGCAACAGCCCGTTCAAGAAGGTGCCGGGGCTGCTCCTATTACGGCGAAGAAGGCTCAATTCGATGATGACTCTGATTGGGAAACTAACCCAGAATATTGGGCTGAATCCTATATTAATGGGAACATTTCAGATTGCAGGGAAGCAATCAATAGCGGAAAAGTTAATTTTTTTGAAGTTCTGGACGCTGTTAAAATGATGGCTGGCCCAGAGAAGGCGAATAAGTTTGATTGGACTATGCAGAAGTTAGGCTTAAACCCTGAAACTAAAACTAAAATGGCCCAATCCGCCGACGTAGAAGCCGTTGATGAAGAGGCCAAGGAAACGATTAACAATTATTTTGGCGAGTATGGGAAAGAGCTTACCAAGGATGATGGTGTAGCTCCAAAAGGTAAGAATCCAAAGAAGATGTTGGATAAGGGTAAGAGGGGCCAAGCTGCTCCTCCCCCAGCAACCCCTGCTGCACCTGCTCCTGCGGCTCCTGGCGGTCCTGGGGCGGCTCCTGCTCCCGGTGGACAACCTGCTGCTCCTGCCCCCAAGGCACCGGCTCCAAAGGCTCCACAAGGCTTGCAACCGGGCGTAGGCGATGCAGGTATCCAAGCATTAGGGTGGACAGCAGAAGACGTTCAATCGATGACCGATGAACAGAAGAAGGGCATTCTTCAAATCAAGCTAACTAAGCCGGGTACAGAGCAGAAGCCACAAATGCAGCCAAAGACGCCTGCACCGAAGACTCCTGCTCCGGGTGGTCCAGGAACACCCCCTGCCGGTCCACAGAGTCCAGCAGCACCAGGATCGGAACCAGCACCTCCAGCACCGTCAGCTCCGTCTCCAAAGGCTGTTAAGGGTATTAAAAAGGGTAAGAAAGCACAAGCCGCCCCTTTACCAGAAACTGAGGAGGCCCCCGCTGCACCAGCCCAGGAAGCCCCTCAATCGCCCGCAGCTCCCGGCAAGGCCCCCGCAACACCAGCAGCACCAAAGGGACCAGCCAAGCCCGCAGGTGGCCCAGCAGCCGATCCTGGTCAAGCTGGTGGTGGACAAGAGCAGCAAGCGTTTCAGATTCTCCAAGAGGTTCAGCAAATGCAAGTAAATGCCGCGACACCGAATGAAGTCGGAACTGCTAAAGTGTCGCAGTTACTACAGCGTTTGCTAACCGAACTAGGAATTACTCCAGATCAAGCGAGTAAACTATTCGGTCTTCAGCGCGGCAATTTCGGCACACTTTTTAAATAACCAACAAACAAAGGAAAAGACAATGTGGAAAAAGGGACTTAGTGATTCTAGCTTAGAAAGAATAGCAAAAACTGCTCAAGAAGGAACAAAGATTAGGGTTTCTGTTAAGCCTTCAACTTTGTCTGATGGATCTGAGGTTTTTGCTGTTGATCTATATCTAGGTGGGCAAGGCGGTATTATGTTTGATATGGCGGATGAAGGTTCGGCTAATGAGCTAGCTTCCTCGCTACAGGGGTTGCTTGATCCTTTGGTTGAGCAGGGTATGCTTGTTGGCGCTGAAGTGGTTAATGGCTAACAAAGGACAAAGACAATATGACTGAAAAGTACGTTATTCTCAATACTGGTGTTGGCGATAAACGCGGCCCATGTTCGTTCAATGTTTATAAAAATATTGATAAAACTGACGGAATGAATGTATGCAATTACAAAAGAGCACTTCGTTCAGCGGCAATTAACGTAAATATCGCTAATGCTTGCTCAAAGGATCTCGTAAAGGTTACTGGATTATCAATCGCAGAATTAAAAGATCAGTCAGAGCTTACGAAATTGATTGGGCAACGTATTATACAGGTAATGGAAGATTCAAGCAAAGTAATTGAGACAAAGCCAATTGAAGAAAAGCTAATTGAGGTTCCATTGGTTGAGGAAGATCCTGATATGGAAGTTCCAGAAGGTATGGTAGCGGTTGATTTAGTAGTTGGTGAAGAACCCGTTGAGGAAACTGTTACTGAGGAACCAGTAATTGATCAGCCCGTTGAAGAATTGGCTAAGGAACCCGTAGAGGCACCCGCAGAAGCACCCGCAGAAGAAGAAATGCCGGTAGAGAAGCGTCATCGTGGAAGGCCAGCTAAGAAGAATTAATAGGATGCTATTAAAATCTCACTCCTTAAATTATTCTGAGGATTTCGGGTTGCTTGCTCCCGACGGTCAAACTGTTACCTTATACGAAGCTGGATCTGTTCCTAATATCAAGAAAAATCACTTTTCACACGTTGCTCGCGTTAATGCTCTTTGGGTTGAACGTGATGTCAAAATTCGTTGTGCATTAGCTGATACCCCGGAAAAGAAAAAGATTGGTTTACAACGACATAAAGCGTTAGATGAAGATTGCGGCTTGTACTTTCCTTATGAACCATTTACTGATGTTACTTTCCACCAAGGCAGTGTTCCTTTCAGTCTTGATCTCATATTTCTTTGTGATGGCCAGATAATTCAATTAGAGGAAAACACAAGAGTTGGCCATGATGATAGATGGTCTTGCGAAGAGTGCGATGGCGTTATTGAAGTATCTGGTGGTTGGTGTTTAAATAATGACGTAGCTATTGGTGAGCGTGTTCTACTTTCCGCAGTATCAAAAAGAGATTTAAAAGAACTTGAAGAGGAGAAGGAAGCAGATATTAGCTTAGTCGCAGCGCTTGCCGACATGATCTAAAAGGAGTTTAATCCCACCATGAAACTCAAACAAGAGAAGTTGTACGCATACCGATTCTTTGCCGGGAGCCATCAATTAATAGCTCTTCTACCCTTTTCCTCATTAAAAGAGGTATGGAACGAGATTGAGCAGAATTCGGTACTCCACTTTATATTTCCTAGCAAAACAGGTGATACAATAGAAGCCACGATACGGACTTCAATGATCGTAGCAATTGACAGGCCGTGGGGGACAGAACCCGTATCGCAAAAGGCTGGGCCAGAAAAGGCAGACGGTGTGAGTAATCGGGCAACGATTAAGCAAGGTAAAATAGTTCTGGGACAAGTAGCAAAGCGAGAGAAAAAATGACAAATCTTATGGATAAAGAACATGTGAAAAATCATCCTTGGTTTAAAGACGCCAAGAAGAAGAGCGCAGCTAAGGAAAAGCGTATTCGTAAGCACGCACAGTCTATTGATCTAGGTGATTCAACTGGCAAACCCAATTTGTCAGATATGTTCTCCAGTGCCAATAGACTGGGACTTTTGAACAATTCAAAGAAATTGCCTGATCTGATTAAAACAGCTATTCTAACGGCGCGGGAAGTTATTGACCAATTCGATTTCCCAATTTCGCCAGCTATTACGTACCTTGGTGTAAAGAATGTAAAGACTGCTGGGACAACTGATGATGTATTAAGCGGGACGATTGTATTAATGTGCAAGTTCGCTACTGTTGGTGGGCTTAAGCAATCATTTGACGTTCCGGTCCAAGTGGTTAGTGGGAAAGTATTACCTCCATCGGTAATCAAGTTCAATGGCCGGGATATTGTATTGGCTCAGTCGTCAGTTAATGCTATGGTCCAACGTGCAAGCTCTTACGAACTCATCCCGGTTCGTAAGCAATTCAGCGCACCTCTTACCAGGGACGAAAGAGAAAGTGCCACAGAACTTAGGAACGAGATTGGTTATCAAGCCCGTGAGGGAATTGGTCCAGTTTCAACCATTAGAAGGACATATAAGAAGGCATATTTTGGTAGCGCCAGTGCAGTAGCGGAACAAATTGGTGGTGAAATTGTTGGTTATATGCAGTACAATATTGAAAATGATATAGAACTTGACTGGACGGATCTTGCTAACTTTATTGGATCTAAGTTTGAAGATCTTGACCCAATTGATTTGGCAAATGGTCTTGAATATTACAACAAGTTTGCAGAGACACCAAAGCACGTAAAAGAAGGTTTCCCCTTTATTAGTGATGAAGATCAAACGACTTACTTTGGTGTAGACCCCAGACAAATTGGCGTTGTTAGTGATTTGGATAAGGATGCGGAGTCCGACCTTACCGACAAGATTACGCCGAATGAACCAATGGCGGATATGGATGATGCAAAGAAATTCCAGAATGAGCCTTTGAGGGCAAGAGTCAAGAGGGCTGCACTTCCCCCAATTGATAAGAAGGTTCTTGAAGCTTTTTCAGAGAAGCAACCGGCTGATGGAAAATGGCTGACAACTGATGGGCAAGTGCTGGAGAAGATGGGCCTGGGCGGGGAACAAGTGGCGCATTGGGAAGAGGATTATGTTTATGTAACTTCCACAGAATCCGCTAAGTCAGATGAATCAATTATTCGAGGACTTAAGGAAGTTATACCGCGTAATTGGCTAAAGTTCTCATATGAACGAGATGGGTACGGAGCATATGGAGAGGAGTCTTCAGATACTAAAGAAGATTCCGACCTTGATCTAAATCATTTTGCAAAGAAGGCTCAGGAAGATGACGAATCTTTGCTAAGAGACGTAGATATTGATGGATACCGTTTGCAAATGTGGGATAATGGGGAAAAGTACGAACGTGGCCAGAGAAGGAACTACATTCGTTACACATTCTCTGATCCACAAGGAAATGTAGTTTTCTCAGGGGACGATTATAGCCCATCTCCCATGCACGCGATTGACTCAGATGATACAGTTCGTGGCCTTCTTGGCTTCCTTACGTTGAAGCCCGGTGATACGGATGATGAGTATTTTGAGAAGTATACACCAGAGCAGTTAGAGTTTGCTGATTCATCTGCTGAAGGCCTGAGTATGTGGGGTATGGACCCGCAGGACGATGACGAGGATGATTTCTACCACACATTCAAGGATTGGACTGGTGGTCATCAAGCTTCCCGCGTTGCCTCAATGGGCACTCATGTCCCAGGCGGTTACGAAAAAGTCAAGGAGCTTATGGACAAAGCCCAAGACGAGGGAAAAGACACATTCCCACGTTCCTGGATTCATGTATTGCGTAATTATATTCTTGAAGTAGTATCAACAGCTTCGCAAGATGCTTGGGCAACCCATTTGGTCAATGACGGCTATGTGCTCAATCCTTATGGTTCGAATAATAGGGGCAGAGACAAGACGGCACAAGTTGAGGATGAATGGCAAGAAGTAATGGATGAAGCAGTAGATGACGCCCATATTTACGACGGTACGAAAACGCCAATGGAAGCTGGGGATTCCGTAAAGTTCCAAGGCCATGACGGTGCAATTCGTGGAACAATTGTTGAGGTTAACAAAGCTGAGAATAGCGCAATTGTAAAAGCACGGGGCTATGAGTACCGTGTTGCTTTAGATGATATTCAGCCTCTTAACTCAACATTCAAGAAAATGTGGTCTGCATCTTGTCTACGTATTCTTCCTCCTGGCAAGAAGTACGCACAGATTTTCAATAACATGGAGAAAGATCCCAGTATTGATGATCCATGGAAAGCTACTTGGGACGCTCGCGACAAGGATCTTCATAGTGGCCCAAAGGAAACGAAGAATAAGGACGTCAAGCCTATTTTGAAGGGAATTGGAAAGAAATCGGTGAAGCGCCCTTTTGATAAGAAAGCCGGTCCTCCAGATTATGACCATAATTGGAAGAAAGAGCTATTTGGAGAGGATGCAACTCCGGATGAACCAAAAAGCCAGGATACGTCTAAATGGGGTCCGGAACGTGTTGATCAATTATATAATGATTTAGCTGAATATGCACCAGATGTGTATCAACAAATGGTTTCAAGAGCTTTTGCTTTCCCGCCTTTGTTTGTACTGGAGGATGAGACAAATGAATGGTGGGGAGAAAAGCAAAATACAGATGTTTTAGACTCCCTGGAAGATGAGCTTGAGCAAATTAAAGCACAGGGAATAAAGTAAATGACCGAAACAGCTTACCAAATCCTTTTTCGTGGTTTCGACTGTTTGGTAGCCCCAACAGAAGAGGGGCACTTTGACGTTTCCTTATTTGAAGAGGGCGCACACGTTTATACAACTGATATTCCAATAGATTTGTCACAATTCGAAACCGATGAAGAAATTGACGATAATTCGAGTGCATTAATTGATGAAGCCGCGCAAGCAGCCGTTGATGAATTTGAGGCTTCCAGGGGTTCTTTAGGCCAGGGTGCAGGAGTGGGTAAAATGGCAACTAAGAAAACAGCTTATTGGAGTTCGATGGATTATGCCGATTGGTATTGTACATTGAAAGCAACAGCATTCAAGGATCAGGCTGAATCCTTGCTTGAACAATATTTCGCTGCCTCCCGTGACCAATCCTGCGGTAATCAGGATCAAGCACAGGCACGAAGAATGGCAGAGGAGAAGCTTGCCAATCTTGAGTACGAATTGAACATGCTCAACTTGTCCCGTATGAAATGTGCCAAACCCAACGAAACAATTATCGTAATCAAGGCATATCGATCTGACAAAGAAGCTTGTGGAACGCTGCTTGAAGAATTCCTTGATGGTTTCCGTGGCACAAAATTCGAGGATCAAGCATTAGCAAAGATGAAGGAATACTTGGACGTAAAGAAGCAATTGGAAGCTTTGTACACAGATTCCACCAACACCTGGCGAGCACTTGATGATATTCGGCAAGCAATGGATGAATTGTATGTAACAGCACTTCAGCAAGAGGTTTCCGATTCTGTAATTGATGACAGTGGAATTGGCATTGATTCGAATATGGCCGCTGATGTAATGTCGCTAATGGAAGGCGTAACACTAGATCCCATGTTTGAAGAACAGAGCGAAATGCCTCCAGCATTGTTTGCTAATAAGAGGGCTCAAGAGGGTGAAGGTGGTTCCAGTATTGCTGATGTAAAACTATCAAAGTCTCAAGCAGAGGCCTTGCTAGCATTAACTGGAGATTTTCATGGTGGCAAATGGTCCACATTACATGCACTTAAGCAATTTGGCTTAGTGGAAGAAATTGATGATAAGTTGGTGGTTACTTCCAAGGGCGAGGCTTGGGTTGAAAAGCATAAAGGGGATGCTACCAATCAAGGTAAAGAAGTTGTTGCTAGTAAATTTGCTCAAGACTCCGCATATATGGACGAACCTGACCGGCCAATGGATGACGTATTGCAGGATGCTTTGGCAATGGTTAAATCAATGCGTAAGAGCGACCCGGCAACCATTAAGAACACCATTAAAGCAGTTTATGGTCTATCGGATAAGGATGCTTCAGATTTGGTAAGTTATGGGAAACGGGCTCAGGAATCTCTAAAATCAGGGGATAGAGTAAATCACCCCAGGTTTGGTGATGGTACTGTTGTTGATGTGGATTCTTCCAGTTATTCTATTCCTATGGCGAGTATTGATTTTGATAAGTTCGAAGGTAATAAAGAAGACAGAATTGCGCGTCCCTCCAATGAATTAACAAAAATAGGGAAACGTGCTGAGAAAGAAAAAGAAGAAAATGATGGGGAATACGAAGTAGTTGAGCTTGGCCAGATCCACGAAGGTATTGACCCGGCAGAAGTACCGCTGAAGGATTTTCCCTTTGCTATTGGGGATAAGGTAACACTCTCTAAAGCTTTCGAAATGCCAATTTGGGGCGGGGGTACGACGGAGCTTCCCAAGGGTACCAAAGGCTTTATTAAGAACTTGTATGACGGCCACGGGGATGCTTTTATGGTAACTTGTGAAGAGGGCAGTACTTATTGCATTCCAACTGAGTACCTAAAGTGATTAAGTTTCCAAAAAAGAAGAAGGCAAAAATATATTTTGGGGATGTTCCTCCAAAGTGGTTCAATGTAATGACGGTAATTTTGGTACTCATCGCTTTTGTTTTTCTTGCTTGGTCAGTCGTCAGTATTGTCGGCTGTGCTAATACTATGGTCGATTATGCCAAAGCCAAGAATCCTGGTTGCAATGTTCTCAAAGTATCAGAAAAAGCTTGTGGAACCGAAGTAATTTTGAAATGCCCTTATGGTCGTTTTGAAACAATTTGCCTTTCTAAGCACAACTAGGCAAATTCCCACCCACTTGACAATGCGAAATTCATTACTATATTGATAACCCTATTCTTAGGAATAGTGGTTATTAGATTGGAGTACGAAACAATGAAGGTCCGAATACTAAGTGTTTTACTACTAGGATTTTTTACTATGGGTGCTGGTTATCAAAACGATAACGCACCATTAAGCCCAAGGATGGAAGAATGGGTAACGAAATTAGCACACGGGTTTACCAAGACCATTAAAAAGGAATCGCCAAATATTTGGTATGATTGCGGTGTTCAAACTCCAGAAAAAGATTGGTATTCCCGGAGCAAGGAAATAGCAACAGAAACCATGAAAGCCATGAGGAGACACAAATTACGTGTTGACCCTTGTGGCGTTATTGCAACAGCTTATAACGAAAGCCGTGGTAATCGTTGTAGCATTGGCCCACGTACCAGGAACAATGCTAAGAAACTTGGGCTATATCCGGAAGACAAAAAGTGGCGGGAATTGAACCAAGAAGACATCCTGAAAATCCTCAAGAATGAAAAGTGGATTAATAGAAAGTACATGGCTGATGTAGGAATTTACCAGGATGTTTACCCAAATTACGCAAGGATTATTGATAATGGTGGAGCATTGAAATGTATCCGGGGCCACAACATGCCTTGTAGAATTCCATTGCCAGAAGAATTGCTAACCGTTGCTGGTAGCGCTGAAGTTGGGATTCATGGGATGCTTTCTAGATTTTACTTCTTCAAAACAAAAGAGCCTTGGTTTTACTGGCCTTGGACAGTAAGAGCAAATTATAGTAAAGCAATAGCAAAAACGATGAAAGACATTTGTGGTTGATTTAGTTTAGGGGCTCGACAAAAGGCGTGTTAATCTATCTCAATGGAACTGTTCTCAAAAAGATCTAGTAGGAAAACTGCCAAGGTGAAAAACCCTATGAAGAATACAGAAATATTCGAAGATCTTGCTAGACACTATGCTCAACAGAATCCCCCACAAGAGAATGGTGGGCAAGAAAATCCTCAAGACGAGAACGGGGCAGATCCTGAGCAAACTAATCCGGGTGTTGATACAGATTCATTGGCACAGGGGCAGACAATCTATGATCTAGCGGGAATTGCTTATACCGTGCTTGAACCTACCCAAGATGGCAAAAAGCAGATTATGCCAGCGGATCAGCAAGGTCAGCAAGTTCCCAAGGGTATTAAGCAAGTTGAGGATAATGATCTAGCTTCCGCTTATACAATGTCTCCCCAAGCATCTAAAAGAGCACAGGAAGAATTGTCAATAAATTGGAACGATTTTGATGATATTCTAAATGCGATGAAATTTGCCATTGACAACAAAGATGCAAAATCTCTTATGGAAGCTGCGGAAGATATGGTTGACTTAATACTAATGAATGTGTCAATGCCGGAAGGAACAGATGTTAGCAAAAATGTACCAAAGGTTGCAGAAATATTGCCCGCCTTTAAAAAAGCGCAAATGGGTGATATAAACTCTTTCCATGAGCCACAAACCTTTTCCAGCGGCAAGGATGACGAATCTGGTTTGATGGTTGGTGAAGGTGGGTTTGGCGAATGTATGGCAAGGTTGAAGTCATTGGTTGAAAGTGATTATGAAGTCGTCGATATTATCTTGACATTGGGTGAGGAATTTCCAAGGGAATTAGCAAACAAAGTGCTAAGTGAAGCACGAGAAAAGGGGATACTATAATGAATTTTAAGAAGGGACTTGGGGAAGAGGCATTTGAGAAATTAGCTTCGTTGCGTGGGGAAGCAACTAAGGTAGCACAAGAGGGCACATATCAAGGTTACAAGAATTACGAAACCTTTACTATTGCTGTGACCCTGGAAAACGATGAAGGTAGCTATACATATTGGCGAGAGAGGGCAGAGGAGATTAAACAGGAGACTGAAAATACAGGGGAAGAAGTTAATTTGTCTTTTGCAATTGCTGACGAAATTGAATCCCAGTTTCGTGAGATGGCAGAAGAGGCTAATGTGCCAGAACCTTTTGGAACATTGCTTAATTCCGCACTAGATGAAGTAAAGTGGGATGAAGTTGCAGGCTCCCTACTTTCAGATTAAGGAAGAATCAAATGTGGAAAAAAGGAATTAGCGATGAAGGTTTTGAGAAATTAGCACAATTCTTTCGAGGAAATCCTACTCCTGGAAAAAAGAATACTCCAGATAGAATGAATAACGAGGATATGATTAATATTTTAGTGGAAAGTACAAAAGATAATATTGATATGCACTTGGAAATGGGCGAGTCCTTGGAAGAAGCTTTTGCACATGCCAAAGAAGAGACTCATGGGGGTCCAGCGGTGTGGGCAAAGATTGAGGAATTGTATAAAGAATAATCAATATCTCTCGTATATTATCCTCCAACAGCAAGGAGGTTCCTACCATGTCCAAAAAATTGTACCTTGATTTACTAGATAAACTCAAGGAATTTCCCGAAGATGCGTTAGATGTTGATGTAGATCCTGTTTTGGATGAACTTGACGAACTTTGGGATAATCTTACCGATGATGAAATTGATGAGCTTAATGCCCTTGACAATAGCGAAGCGTAGCCTTATACTCTAGTTTATGCGCTGTGGAAATGGTTTCCAGAAAATCTTTTTAACTAGCGAACCGGGAGGCGAAGCCCGAAAATTGACCATTTTGAGGTTGACATTGTTCAGTGTTGTCTCAAAAACGTCAAAGATTTTCGACTGTTACTGGTCCAGCGCTAAATTTTTAAAATAGGCCTTGACAAATGGTGTTGTTGGCCTTATATTCCCAAAGTGGCCGGTTGATGTTTGAAAATTTGCGGTGATTAGAGCAACACGAAATTGTTTTTGCTAAAAAGAGGGAATCGCTTGGCTAGCTAAGGCCTTTCCCTCTATTACTATGGTCTTCTGGGACGTCCATAGCCTGCCGCTATGCCGGAAGACTGCCCCGTAGCACTTCTGTACATCGTATCCGAGAAACGCCCGTCAAGGAAACGCGCTCTAGCGATGCACATGTGATCCATCTACGGGGGTTTCTTGGGGCCGTCAGGTTTCGACGGAGAGATTGACGAGATTTGTTGCGTGTCCCGGTTGTGGGCTACCGGGTTAAAAAGACCCTCACTGACAATTGCCAAAAACAATGTCATCCAATTCCCGACGATGGTTGCGCCTGCTTTCGCTCCGATGGCAGTAGCGGCTTAATGGGAACGTGCCTTGATTGAGGAATCCTAGTAAATCAAGGGGCGTGATTACAAGGATAGAACACACGAATACTCAGCGTGTCAAACTTTGAGTAACCCTTGCACAGTTATAGGTTAGTGGCTTCCTGACTAATGCAAGTAAGAATTGCCAATACACACGTAGATACGAATGTCTGAACTTTTCGGACGTGATTTCAATATCACCGGCTCCACCGGAAGTATTTGTAATCATTGAACAAAATGTTGCTGGCAGCGACATGAAACAGCTACAAGCCGTAAGGCCGGGGCATCAAGCCTCTAGCACTGGTGGGGTGACGCTGGAAGTCCCTACCCTAACTTTTTGTCTGGTTCCTGTGGAGTGATTACCTACGGGGATTTTACCTGTCCTGGGTAACCAGAGGACAAGACAAAACTGGTTACTTTTCTGGGGTATCCAAAAAGTAAAGGAAACGGAAAGGCACACGGGATTCGACACCCGCTGTAAGTGAATCGTGAGGGGCTGTTTGTGTCTACTGAAGGCCCCCAAGTCCAAGGTGCAATTCCTTGGCCCCAGACGGAGACTTTGCCAAGAGACTAGGCTCCTTGGCATTGTCTTTTCCCGTAACAGCTAGGCAACAGTTAGTCCTCCCCCGCTGAAAACTGTTGTCAAAGTCTTAGGTGCTATTTACATTATTGGCGCGGGGAGCACCGAAGACAGGAAAAGTTTTCTAGAGCTTTTCTAAGGATGGATAAAGTCCATCGACCAGTGACGCTGCAAGTCTGGTTATTTTTTCTTTTGGCGCGGTAGTCTAGTGGTAAAACACCAGAATTTGGATCTGGTTAGCGAACGTTCGCCTCGTCCCCGCGCTTCTAGCTCAGTCAGCTTTAATTCCCCTAAACTTTGTGTGCTATTCTTAATGCATGGAAGAAAAAATATTAAAAGAATTAGTAGAAGAGGGGTGTAGCCAACGTGAGATAAGTTCCAGGTTGGAAACTTCTCAAACTAATGTACGTTGGTGGATGAAAAAATTTGGCCTGCGTACAAAAGGCAGAGGTAGGAACTATTCTGGTAAATGTGCCTGGCATTTGTGTACTAATACAGTAAATGGTCTTAAATTTTGTTCCAAAAAATGCAAGAATAATTATTATGTGGATAGGAGGCGCAAGCAACTAAAAGAAAAGGCGGTGCAGTATTTAGGTGGAAAATGCATTATGTGTGGGTATAGTGAATGCATACAGGCACTTGCAACGCATCATTTAGATCCTAGTACAAAAGATTTTAACATATCACATAAAGGATATACAAGATCTTGGGAAAAAGTAAAAGCAGAACTAGATAAATGCGTCCTTCTTTGTTGTCGGTGTCATATTGAAGTACATTCCGGTTTTGCTCCTCTTCCGTCATTGCCCATTTAGCTTAGTAGCAAAAGCATTCGGCCGTTAACCGAAAGACCCTGGGTGCAAATCCTAGAATGGGCGCTAGGTGCCCTTAATGCAGAAGTCAGCATATTCCGCTCATAACGGAATTACCTAGGTGCAAACCCTAGAAGGCACAAATTCCATATTTATTGCGCGTGTGGTGGAGTGTATACACAAAAACCTCAAAAGTTTTCAGCCGCAAGGCTATGCCCGTGCGAACCGGGCCACGCGCACCAAGTGTTTCTCTGATCATTGCAGATTAAGGAAATTCATGTGTTTGTCAGAACTCCTACCTTTGCGATCTTGACCAAATATTAGTGAATAGCTCTATCATAAAGTCGGTTTGATAGTTCTATGGTTTCACTAACACATCGGTCAAGAGGCACGCAAATGAAAGAAACAATATATGTCGAAATACGTGCAGCAGAAGGCGGAAATGATAGCAAATTGTTAGTACATGAGATGACTGCAATATATGCTAAATATTCCGCAAGGTTTGCACTTAGTGTCGAAATAGTTGATCAACGTCCTGGTCAAACAGTTTTGGAAATAATTGGGGAGAATGCTACCAAATTATTCCAGAATGAACCTGGGGGACACCGCTGGCAACATGTCCCTAGTACAGAAAAACGGGGTAGAGTACAGACCTCCACAATTACTTGCGCTGTCCTTAGCCTACCAAATTCTATTCCACAATTCAGAGAAGAGGATCTTGAGGAAACGTTGTACAGGAAAGCTGCTGGCAATGGTGGGCAAAATAATAACAAGACTTCAACGGCTGTACGACTGTTGCACAAGCCTTCTGGTATTAGGGTTGAGTGTTGCACCGAGCGCTCGCAAAAGCAGAACCGGGAGACAGCTAGACGGCTTCTATCAGCTAAGGTTTTGGGCAATGCGAAGATGGCCCAAGATTCAGAAATAGCGGAGAAGAGGCGAGTACAGCTTGGGTCTGGGCAAAGAGGGTGTAAGGTTCGCACGTACAGGGAACAAGACGATATTGTGAAGGATCATCGCACAAACAAGAAAACGACATTAACCAAAGTTCGCCAAGGGTTTATTGATCTTCTCTTTTAAGTTCTCCTCCCCATTCTCTCGTATACTACCCCCATGAAAGAAAGCGACAAAGGCGACATCGGGGTTTCTCAAGTCACGGCAGATTTAACCACAAAAGGTTTCGACATTCTTCTTCCTTTTTCTGCCAGTCTTCCGTATGACATGGTAATTCACAAAAACAGCAAATTTTACAAAGTTCAAGTAAAATATCGTGAAAATCACAAAGGCTATGTAGATCTTGAGTTAAGGCGTGCTAATTCTCGCGGCAAACAAAAGCGTCATAAGGGTATAAAGGCGGATGAAGTTGATCTTTACGCCATATTTTGCCCAGATACAGCAAAAGTTTACTACATTGACCCAAAAATTTGTGAAAATCATCAAACCATGCGAATCCGTTTAGATGTTCCTACAAAATTTCGGGCAACAAAAGCAGTTCGTTATGCGAAAGATTGTTTAAGTTTGGACTTTTTGGGCAGCGACTAAAACTGTGCTAGTATAAAAGGTTGGAGGTGAGCTTATGGCAGATACCTTTCAACGACGTGCATATAAGATACTCGATAGAATTGTCGGATTCGAATTGGACAAGGCTTTCGCAGACTACCGTAATTCCTCACGGACTGGAAATTCCCATCAAAGAGCTTTTGATCGACTTGGACGGCTCATTAATAGCCTTAATGACTGGGGGAGAATTGGAAGAAGAGTGGCCAGAGCTAACGGGCTACCCAGTGACGATGAATGGGAAGACCGACTCCCAGGAGGCAAAGCAGATGGAAAAACGCCTAGTGACTTTGAGAAGAAGGATCTCCAAGAGGGGGCGGAAGTAGAGCTTGAGCACACAGACGATTATGATGTTGCAATTGAGATAGCCAGCGATCATTTGGAAGAATTGGGGAATTCCTATTATCCTGAATTGAAGAAGATGGAAAAGAAGTTGAAAGACAAGAAAGCTGACGACGTTCCTATGGGTACGCAAACAATTGGTGATAATCCGTTAATGTCGCCACTTAACGAAGAACTTTCACCAACAGATAAGTCATTGAATGCCTTACCAATGCGTCCGCGTAAGCAGGCAAATGAGGTAAAGGATCGGGTTTGGGAAATTGCAAAACGGGAGAACATGCTTGTTTCAATTTTTACTGTGGCTAGCGAATACAAAATGGACCCACGGGAAGTTGCTGAACTGGTCAATTACGAAATTTCAGATTCGGAGTCTTTTTTGTTTGACAAAGGCAAAAGAGGCCTTATGGTTAGGTAATGGACTTCAAACAACCCGCAGAGAAGCCTGCTACTTTCATGGATAACGTTCGGATAGGTCTACTCCTTTTCTTTGCATTACCAATTTTTTATTATGTAGGTCATTTGATCTGTGATTAAGTTCCCCTACCAAAACTGTGCTTTAATCATTCTTTAGGGAGGATCTTTCAATGAGATTAGCGAGACTGAGTACAAAGGCTCTAGAACGCATCCAGAAGGTCAGCCAATGGGACGTGAACGAGGCAGGGGAGGCGGTTCCTTTGGGCTCTACAACGGCTCCTGGGGGCTCTGGTGACGTATCCCAACAGGTTCAGCAATTGCAGGAGCAGTTCAATCAGCAAAATTCTGTACTGCAAGAGTGGCTTGAGTATCTTAACCAATTTAATGCAGGTATGTCCGAATCAGTTAACGAAGTTTGGACAGATGTGAATACAATTGCTGACGATGTTAATTTACTTAAAGAAAAAGTTGAACCTACTACATTACCGTCCAACCAAAAGCCCACAACGCCTTCCGATGTTTTCCAAGGCGTAATGCAAAATAAGTAGATTATTTTCTTCCCAAACTCTTGACAAAGCCAAAAAAGTTCGTATATTGCCTGTGACTGGGAAATTAGCCCTTACAAAAGGAGCGTTATGTATACGCAGGATGGGACCAAGTTTGAGCCTGAAGATGATCATGAGGTTGTTTGTGAAGCTCATGGTGTCAAAACAACGTGGGGTGCTTTAGATCCACACCAGAGGATGGCGGTTGAAAACGGGATTGACACAGTATCCGACCTTCCTTGTATACTGACAAAAAGGGTTTAGTGTGCTAAGATCATAACCCCTAGCAAAAGGATCATTAATGGATGAACCAGTAAAAAAGAAGCGGGGACGACCAACTAATGCTGAAGTAAAGGCACGCAAAACAGGTCGTGAAAACCTTATCCATCGGCAAACGCTTGATGAAGGTAGGAAATCAAACGCTGTTCCTGAGCTTGTACGTAAGAAGAAGTACAAAGTAAGTACAGTAGAATTGGGTAATGATGGGTGGTTTGAGGGGCGTCCTCTTGAAATTGGTCTTTATTGGGTAAGAGGTTTGGCTACAATGTGCCCTAAGATCAAGAACGAAGGCGGGGTTCCTGTATGGAGTGAGGAAGGGGTTAAGCACGATTTCAAAAATCTATATTTAATTGGTATGATTCGTTGTTATGGTGTTCAAAAGAAGGGGCCGAATCCTTCAAGATGGTTTGGCTATCCTTGGGGAATTGTTGAGGATAAGTTTTACGAGTATTGTCAATTCCGTAGAGTAGAGAATGAACTAAACGGTAATGTTCCGCTAGTTTTTACACCAAAGGTAGAAGATCCTACCATCGAAAGTGAGGAAAAAGTAGAAGATGTCCGGTCAGAATTTTAAACTATTTACCAAGTGGGTGCGTGACAACAAACTAACTCTGGCTCGTTGCGATTGCGGCATGTATGGTAACGAACACGATGTTGACTGTTCAATGGTGCTATCAGAGGAGGAGCTTTTTGAACGCTGGAGGACTGAAGTAGACCAGAAGGAGGAAAAAGAGAGGTGAATCTACACATTATATATGGCCTTATTGTTGCTGTTACCTTAGTTATTTTTCTGGTGACTTTGTTTGCTGTTGGTGGAAAGAAGGATCTAACAAAATCTTCTAAAGTAGAGGATTTTAAACTGAAAGGGTCGAAAATGACAGACAAGAAGAATTCGCTCAAGAAGTCCGAAGCCAAGGTACTAGCCGCAAATCTGATTAAGGATCTGATTCAAGAGGAGCTACACGACGAGGAAGCTATGGAAGTGCGGCTAGAGGCTCTGAACCTGACTGATTCTGGTGAGCGCAAGTTCCTGGAAGCCATTGAGGATCTTCTTGCTCTAGTTCTCAAGAAGGCCAAGGTTACTGAGTAGTTTTTCCTTCCTTTTCCCCTTGACAATCAAAATTTAAGTCTTACACTTTCCAACAGGAGGATAGTTGTGTCCATCGAATACTGGATTTTGCTAATTTTCTGTGTTGTCTTTTTTAGCACAGGTTTCTTCTGTGGGAGACTTGGATCATCAACTAAAAAGAAAGAGATAAAAAATGACCACGTACACACCTGAAGAGATTGAAAAACGAAAGGCGGATTCTTTTGCCAAGCGTGCAGAGGGCAAGAGAATTGCCAAGGAAATTCGCGCCAGGGATAAGATGATTGCCCAGAAGGTTCATGAAAACCGGAGGAATATTCTATTCACTTCTCCAATTTTCGGCGTGACTTTGGCAACGACTCGTCAAGAGGATGGGTCAGTTTTTGTGTTCTGGACAATCAAGCATCAGCGGGATCGGGATAGTTTCAAGCTCGCGAAGCGTTGGTTGGGTCGCTACATGGAGAGTGGTTCAAGGTCACATAGATTTATGTTGGATATTCCCATTAAGGTTGATGCATACACAATGGAGTATCTGGTCAACCAGAATTTCATGCTCAAGGTAATTTCGGGAGAGATTAAGGTTCCGAAGTACTTGAAGGACCAGATTTCAAAGAAGGTGGCGCGTGACAACTGAAATTACATATCTCAAGGGTGACGCCACTTATCCTATTGGAGAGGGTCCAAAGATTTTGCCCCATATTTGCAACACTGTCGGAGGTTGGGCAAGGGGCTATGTTTTAGCAATTTCAAAGAGGTGGAAGGAACCAGAAGAGTTTTATCTTTCCCAAAGGGGTAAGTGGTTTCTTGGTGACGTGCATCTTGTAAGAGTTACTGATGACATCGTTGTAGCTAATATGGTGGCCCAACGTGCCTTGCGGTCCCAGTGGAATCCTGTGCCTTTTGATGCGGCTGCTTGCGAGCGTTGTTTGGAGAAAGTTGCCGAAGCTGCGCTAATGACAAAGGCAAGTATTCATGCACCTCGTTTCGGATCTGGACTTTCTGGAGGGAGATGGGCTACTGTTGCACACATCATTGAACGCACACTTTGTAGCAAGGATATTCCTGTTTTCATTTACGACTTGGAGGGAAAATGAAGTTGAAAAATTTCCTTTTTTCGTTGTAGGGAGAGTGAAATAAAAAATAATTTTTTAAAATCATAAATAGTTGGTTGACAGGCAACTAATAGGTATGGACAAGAGATGGAAAACAAGTAGAACATCAGTTTTCAATTTAGGATATCATCTTATTTGGTGTTCCAAGTACAGGCGCAAGGTTCTGGATTACGAGGTTGAGGCTAAGTTGAAAATCTATCTTCAGGAGAAGGCAAATCAACTGGGAATAGAAATTGTGTCTTTAGAAGTTATGCCAGATCATGTACGTTTGTTTGTTAAAGCAAGTCCTGTTGATGCGGTACACTGGGTTGTAGGGCAACTGAAAGGCTACACATCCCGGAAATTAAGGGAAGAGTTTCCTTTTCTGAAAAGTCGGTTGCCTTGTTTGTGGACCAGAAGTTATTTTTGTGCAGCAGTGGGGCAAATTTCGGAGGAAGCAATAAAAGCGTATATTGAAGATCAGAAGAATAAATGATACTAACATACAAAATTAAGCATGGTCGGGATTTTTCTGTGGAGCTAGCAAAAGCTCGACAGGTGGCTGAGTTTGCGCTTAAAAACCCAAATCAATTTTCATCTTCTGCTGTAAAACATATAGGGCTTAAGGCTGCTATTGCGTGTCAAATTCTTAGAAAATATGGGCGTGATAAAAAGATAAAGAAAATTTCCAATGTTAATCTTATTGTTCCTGGGCAGGCAATTAAACCGGACACTAAGAACAAAGTTTTATGGGTTGCTTGTTTAAAGCTCACTTTAACTTATCATTTTACTGAATTTGTTAAAATAAACCAAATTGTGCTTGACAATAAATATGCTTATGTGGCGGTTACTGTGCCAGAGAAGCCACCAATGCAACCAGAAGCTTGGCTTGGGGTGGACTTGAATACAACGGGACATTGTTTGGTTGCTGCAAATCCAACAACTGGAAAAGTTCTGAAGTTAGGCAAGGAAGCATATCATCTCCACCGGAAGTACAAGGCCCAGAGGAAGAACCTGCAAAAGAAAGTAAAGAACAAGCTAGTTAAAAAGATAAAGAATCGAGAGGCCAGGAAAGTTAGAAATTTGAACCATCAGATTTCCAGGAGGATAGTAGATTATGCAGTAGAAAACAACACCGGTATTGTTCTTGAGAATCTTACAGGAATTCGAAAGACTAAGAAACGATCCAAAGAATTCAAGGGCTCCTTGAACAGTTGGTCTTTCTATCAACTCGCACAGTTCATAGAATACAAGGCCAAACTGCTTGGGGTTCCTGTTGTCAAGATTGATCCTCACTATACGAGCCAGCAATGCTCCCGGTGTGGACTTCTAGGCACTCGAAAAGGAAAGAAGTTCAAGTGTACCCATTGTGGGCACGTTGATGATGCCGACGTAAATGCTGCCTTTGTCATAGCACTTCGTCATCAAGGCATTCTTCAATTGCCAGCAGACAGAGATGTTGGCAAGGGGAGCACTGATACCCCTAAAGAGGCAACTGCATGAAGGTTGCAGACCTTAAAACACGCAGGAGTTTAGCTCCAGTATGTCAGACCTGGGAAGAGTTTATTGAATTGAGCCCTTCCTTCACTAAAGAGGAAATCAATGAATTCCTTTACACCTACGGATTACTGGGTGCTGTTGCCTTATCAGTTGCAAAATGGCATCCTATGAATAAGGATCGTGGTCAGACAGGTTATTGTGGGCTATGTTTGATGTATGATGACCACAATACTTGCAAATTCTGTCCATTGCAGAAAATGTGGAAAAAGAATTGCTTTGATGATGATTCACCTTATAGAAATTGGTGGGCACAAATAACTAGCGAATGTTCTGCGGAAAGGCAAGAATTCATCATCTTCCGAGATTTGGTAAAACTTTACCGACAAGTTTACAAGCATTACAAAAAGGTAGGGTTTCCGTGGCTGTAGGCGGAAAAGATTGAATTTTCCCTATTGACAAGCCAGAATTAGTGCCTATATTAACAAAGTTATGTGTACAGATTTAGAAATAATCGAGCGTGCCAGAACAAAAGCGGGCCAATCTATCTGCAAATTTTCAGTTGCAGCAATCGGACTGAATCGTAGCGGAATCCCGGTCATGTCAAGAACTAATCGGCCAAGGTTTAATCAGTTTGGTGGCGGTTGGCACGCAGAACGTTTGATAATGGAGCAAGCTAAAGCTCGCGGAATTGTTCGCATAATTGTTTGCCGTGTAGGGAAAGCGGGGAATTTGCTACCAATTGAGCCCTGTGCTGTGTGCCAAAAGATAGCGGATAAGCTTGGGGTTAAATTAGTAACGCTTCCCAGAGAAGACGCATTAAAGCCATGACCAAATTGCAAATAGTTAGTGACATGCATGGTTATCTCCCATCAATTAGCAAGGAAGCAGATCTCCTTATTTTTGCTGGTGATGTAGCAACTACTCCCGGTAAAGTTGGTGAAATGTTTTCCCAGGTTCGTAAAGTAAATGAAACGGCCCCTATTGTTTACGTGCTTGGGAATCATGAATATTACGACAACATTTTTCCAGATTCTCGTAAAGGTTACAAACACGCTGTAAAAAAGATTGATAACGCATACCTTCTAGAAAACGAAGAAATAGTTATCAATACCACTTCGATTCTTGGCTGTGCATTGTGGACAGATTACGACAGCCAAAGGTGTGTAGCTCAAGCAGTTTTTGGGTTGAATGATTTTGATTTGATAACTGCGGTGGACAACGGGAAATTTCGTAAGGTTATGCCGGAAGATTTCATTAATGCTCATTTCGAATCTCGGAAATGGTTAGAGAAGAAGCTGAAGCATAACAAGAAAAGCGGGATTAAAACGATAGTAGTTACCCATCATATGCCAAGTTTTTCCTTAATATCTTCTCAATTCAAGGGCAGTCCTTTGAACGGGGCATTTGCAACAAACTGCGATGATTTGATAACCACTTACGAACCTGCTTTGTGGGTATATGGGCACACGCATTCGTTCAAGGATATAAATTTGGGGAATACCAGATGTGTTTGTAATGCCTACGGTTACAGAGGTGAGCAAACGCATTACAAAGAGAAGTATTTGGTAGATCTTTAGCTAAAAGGAGTAACTAAATGGAATACGGATTTGATGAAAGACGCAAGGAATTGGTAGAGCTTTTCTTTATTGATCAATCGGAGTCCTATGAGGTTGATCAAACAGGAATTTACTACGACAAGAAGGCACCAGCAGGAAAGAGGTTCGTTATTCTTTCTGCTAGTGGTTGTTCGTGATGGGCGGGAGAATACGACGAAGTTTCGTTTAAATCATTGAAGGCAGTTGAGACGTTCCTTTTGAAAGAGGGGGATTTGCGATATCACCCAACCCTTGAGGGTGCGAAACAGCTTATTGCAGAAGCCAAGAAGAAGATGAAGGATCTTAAGGGAAAGAAAACGGAAAAGAAGAAGCCTGTAAGAGACTTTTCCCTGTACTCAGAAACAGAAGAAATTGATTCATGTGGCGATGAAGTAATTGGCTCACGGTGGTTGATTACTTCAGACGACGTAACTGTTTTGTTTGACCATATTAAAGTACTGCTCAAGGAAGACAAAGATTGGGTATTCAAGATTGTTCGGGATGCGGAGGAGACGGAATAATGCCCAGAACAAGACTTGAAGAGTTTCTTGGCGATCTCAACTATGGGTTGATGAAATTCGTCAAGGCCAACAAATGTGCAACGGATGCTGATATTTTTACATTTGTTGAGAACACCGTTAAGGAAGCTTTGGCACATACTATTGGTGAAAATCCAGAATCGTTGTTCGCTATTGTAAATCCTGAACGCAGTGAGGAAAAGATTGATTACAAGGGCCGTTCGTTAATGGTCTTTACTTGCCAGCAGGTGCCCCTTGATGAGATTCTGGTAGTCCGACTAAGGGGTAATGCCTGCGAAGCCACAGATTGCCAACCGGGGGCCTCTGATGATGAAATGGTCATGTGCATAGACTTTGAGGAAGTAGAAACAATCAAGATGGAGGACAAGTAAAAATGGCTACTGGTTATACGGCATGTATTAAAGATGGTGTATCTTTTCGTGAGTTTGTTCTTCGTTGTGCAAGAGCTATGGGTGTTTGTGTAGCAATGCGAGAGGAAGATTCAAACATTCCTCCACCAGAGAAATTTGAACCTGATTCACATTATTTTGAAAATCTGGAAAAAGCAAAAGAAGATTTGCGTGTTGTTGAAGAAATGACGGAAAAGGAAAAGGAGCTTGGGGCAAAAGCTTATAATACCCGACAGAAAGATAATGCAAAGGGCTATAAGAAAGATAATGCAGATCTTAAGGCTAAATATATTGAAATGTTAGACAAAGTAGAGTCCTGGGAACCTCCTACAGAGGATCACGTAAATTTCAAGGAGTTTATGCTTAATCAACTAAATGAATCTATCCAATTTGATTGTTCAACGAATGAAGCTGCATATAAGCCAAAGACAATGGGGAAGCAGCATTGGTATGCCGAACAACTCCAGCTGCATAAGAGAAATGTTAAATATTATGAAGAAGCAACGGAGAAAGAAATAAAAAGGACTGAAGAAAAAAACAAGTGGATTGGTGCTTTGTATGACAGTTTGAAGGAGGAAAAGTAAAAATGTCAAATCTAATACCTTGGACATGGGAAGAGCTGGCGAATCTTGTCACTTTTGCAGAGGATGTTTCCGAAAAGGAAATAACTAAGCAAGAGAAAAAGCTTAAAAAGTTTATCAAGCAATACGAATATGCTGGAGCACTTGCGTTAGAGATAGCCAGGTGGTGTGTACTAAACAACACTCTTACAGCTTCTTGCTACGGCCCTCTTTGCTATTTGTACCCAAGCTCATGCTCAGAGTGTTTCTTTTCATCTTTAGGTATGTGCTGTTCCGATACAACGATGAAGCTGCTAAGGAAGTTAGCAAAAGAGTACGAAATCGAGTATTACAGGATGTACGGAAATGTCGCATAAATTTCTTCTTCTCTCTTTGGTGGTTACGTCACTTTTGCTAGTACTGTTTTGGTTCTTTTTCTCAATGGTGGCTAATGACAGAAACAAGGCCAGAGAACAGGTAAAACAACTGACTTCTGATTTTGAAAAGGTTCAGCCACAAATTTCACAATTGAAAGAAGATAAAAAGGAAATTTATAAAGCATTAACTTCATGCAATTTCTTACGTGAAACAGAGAATTTGCCAATAGGGGACATTAACAAGGATTTGGTTAAAGCGGTTTCTTCGTATTATAAAGCTGAAGCACAAGTTCATAAAGTTCTGGAAAAGTACAAGGAAGAATAATGGAAGCCGACAGAGAATTTGAGCAATTTTCTAAAGCTATTGACACTGTTCTTACTGAAATAGGTGCAATGCTCAAAGAAAAAAATAGAAAGTACGGAAATTCAATCATCAAACCTGTGCGAATTTTCTCCCATGCTAGCCGTGGTGAGCAAATTAAAGTGAGAATTGATGACAAAATTTCAAGGCTGGTGCAAGGTCAGGCTAATGATATGGAAGATGTTCGCAAAGATTTGATAGGGTATTTGGTAATTGACGAGGCAAATGAACAAGGGTTGTTTGACAAAGAGGTGTGATCATGTTTGAAAAGAGAATGTCCTACGTTGATGCTTACAAGGCGTTGGTTGAAAGACTAGCGGAAGAAAAAATCTTTGTTCTGGATAAGGCTAGGGGCTGGGTTCTCCCGAGTGACCGTGGGTGGTCATGGGTATTCATTGACTCATCTCTGGGTAGACGTCGCCGTTTATTCGCTTTAGCGCATGAAAGTGGCCATTTATTTTGCTATCCAAAAGGGGGACAAATTCGCCGCACAGTTACCAAGCTTCGTTCAGAAGACCGTGCCAATGAATTTGCTATTCGTGTGCTAAACTTGATGATTCGCCAAGACGTATCAAAAGATTATATCAAGTTCAAGAAGTGCGTAAGGGTTCGTCGTAAGTATCTACGCAAGGTATATGGCGGGCAGGAACTTAATGAGGTTCGTGAATATGCTAGCGAAATTTACCAACCATTTGAGGAATGGAATGACTGATATTTGCAGAATTTGTGGGAGGCCTCTTGTGAACGATGCTTTGGTAGAGTCTTATGATTCTTGGGAAGGTGAGGAAAAAGATAATCCAACAACTCTTCCGGGAGACGAAGTATGCTGGAGAAGGTATACGCAGCACTGCACAGAAGACAAAGATGATGTAGAATATCTTCTGGAACAAAGGGACAAGCTAATCGAGGAAAACAAGCAACTTCAGCTAAGGTTAAGCACAATTCTTGGTGAAAGCCTTTACGTGCCAAAACCATCTGAAATGGATCGGCTAGAAGAGGCAAAAGCTTACGTAAGAGGTATTAATGCTTTAAGAAGAAAAAGCAGGCCACCTATTTGAGACATGGCGACAAAACTTTTACAGATCTACGTGGAGGAGGAGTGCCTATATTGTGGTCAGCCTTTTTTATTGGTTGCTGTAGGTGAAGATGCTTATGGTAATGAGAAGAAACATGCTAAATGTAGATACTGTGGAATGAGTGCTTTTGAAAAAATTGGGGCAAACGAATTTACGCATCTTGAAGGCTTGATTTTGGAAAGAGTTTTTGAATATTTGCAGGAAGTTTCTCCATTAAGGTTTGAGAAAAAGGGGTAAGAATGATCTCGAAAAGGGAAGTCAGTGCAAGGCGTTTAGTTCCTCTTTTGAACGGGTTAACAGATGAGGAATTTGAACTAATGCGTTTGGCAGAAGAGAGCATTGATTCCTACATAGAAATGTCACACGGGAACATGCACATCATTCCAAAATGCCGGGTTTATGACCATCTAACGGGGAAAGATTCTGAAGTTTCTCGTAAAATCATTTTAGCATTACTCACAAAGTATGAAGTGGCGGGGTGGAAGATTGGCATCAAAGACGACGCTTTGATATTGGAGTAATAAAATGAATAAATTCGAAATTGGCGATGCAGTTTGGCATACAGTTTATGAGAAACCTGGCAAAATAGTTGAATTTGTAAATAGCCATGATCGGGTGAAAGGCTTTAGCACTTTCTACACAATAAAAATAAATGATAACTTGTCCGTAGGCGCAGATGAAAAGGATCTCTGCCTAATTTCAGCTATGCCCGAAAAGGAGGCAAAGAAAATGTTTGACAACAGGTGTTATGGTTATCCTACACAGGTTGCTTCCCCTGAAGAAAGTGCAGAATATTGGGCCAAGGTTAAAGAGACGTATGAAAAGAAAATTGCTGTAACAAATCAGCACAAGCAGCCTTCGTCTAATGTAATGATTGGACCCCCTAGACAGTATGCTAAACCTGGAGTTTACATTAGTGAATACTATAAAGAGCCAGAAAACTATGACATTAATCCAAATGAAATTGCTCTACCCCAAGGAGTTATGGTTTCCTCTCTCCCGCCTGAAAAAACTATCAATATTGGAACACCAGAAACTTTCAAAATTGGTGACAGGGTAAGAGTCAAGGAACTTACAGATCCAGCAAGACCCGATTGTTACCTGAAGTTATCCAAAGAGTTTGGTGTTGTTCTGTACGTTGGGGATATTTGTGCAACTGTAGATTTTCCTCAATTCTCTGAAAATTTTGTTGTTCCTTTTCGCAATTTGAAAAAGGAATTTGCTGTTGGTGATAAAGTTTATTATAGGAGTAAAACCAACGGCGTAGGAACAATTAAGTCGGGGCCAAATCCAAATTATTATGATAATTATCTTATTGAATTTCCTGGTGCTGCCATGTTAGAGACTTATTATGGGGATCTTGAATATGTTCCAGAGGTAAAGAAAGAAACAGAAGGTGCAGGAACAGTGACAATTGGTCATGTAACAGGTTTTGATAAAGGCTCTAGTGACAAAACAGCTATTTACGAATTTAGCCAAAACCACGATGCATTTGGGCCATCTTTCCAAATGAATCAACCAATTACTCTAGATCGTGGAACTCATAAATCTGCTATAAAGTTCCTAAATTCTGGTGACGACAATATTGAAGTATTGAAAACAACTATTAAAGATTACTTGACCGATTCTTTAGATAAAAGGGATAACACAAGCATTATGAAATATTTGGTAGACAGAGATTCAGAAAAAAGGAACAAGAGCATGAGCACAGTATTTGAAAACATCTATGGTGTTCAAACAACATATTCAGCCACGATTGTTTTGGCTAATGGGGAAACTGTTAATATTCCTGATCCTGATGCAAAGGCTTGGGAACTGAAGCGAACAACAAAGTTTGATGAGGTTTATCCATGTTTTATTGATAGTGACGATAGACTTCGTATTTCCTGCTTTGACGAAGTTTTCTTCGCTGAATTAGCGGATGAACACTCAAGGTGCTGGGCCAAGGATATGGCCAGGATTGTCAATGAAGAAATTGACAAGGGGCCTTTCGAAAAGCATTTCTCTTATGTTTCTGAAATTAGAGAATACATTAGGAAACCCCTTCAGCAAAAGGAAGAATATCCCTGTTGTTTCAGCACATTACGGAATCTTTGGTAATTTTCTTTCCTGCCCCCTTGACAACCAAAATTTAGTGCCTATATTGCTCAGTATGAAGACAGCACATGCACAGCCAATCGCTTGGACAATAACCTGTCCGTATTGTGGTGATCCTTTGGCCAGGACTGATGGCTCAAGTATCATGGATATTGAGTTCTTGAGCGAAATTGGGTTGCTACATTGCTGTTCATGTAATACGTACTCCAAGATCCCGAAGTCTGTAGAAAAGGAGTTGAAGTAAGATGATTACCGCAAAAGATGCTTGTATGTGTACTCATAAATCCAGGGAAAAGGCTATTAGTGCGATAAAGGCTAAGATTGAGGCCCACATTCTTCAGTGCATTGAAACAGGAGATTTCGAGGCCAAGATTTACTGCGGGAATAATTTTGACATTAGCCAAGAGGAAGAGATTTCCACGTATCTTACAAATTTAGGCTATGACGTCGAAAGCTGTACACGGTTTGATAATGAGACGGTTCTAAAGTTCTCATGGCTGGTTGATTAATGGCTAAGAAATCAAAAATAGTTCCTGAAACACCAGAACAATTTGCGCTAAATCACGTAAAATGCGCTGGTTGCGGAGAATGGGTGCATGTTCACGAAATGTGGTTAAACAAGGAAAACAAAGAACAATATCATTATCTCTGTCTTCCAAATGAGTATCGGGAGAAATTGAAGAAAGGTGTTTATAATGCGTAACCGTAGACCAAAGAACACGATTGAATGCCCGTATTGCGAGGGTTCCCAAGAGGTTTTCAATAGCAGTAAAGTTCATGCTCAAAGTATGGACCCGCCTATGTCAACTTGCCCAGCTTGCAATGGCCGGGGTTGGGTTTATGATGATGAGGAAATCGATTGTGATAAGAGCATTGCTGAATATGAGGAAGAGAACGAGGCAGAAGCGGCTGAACGTAGGTGGGAAAGTAAGATGGATAGGTAGAGATTGACCAAACGTGCCAAAATAGCTGCTGAACATCGGGACGCAAAGAACCCTGTTAATGCTGATCCTGATAAGCCAAGTACAGGTAGTAGAAGGGGTGGAAAGAGCAAACCCTGGGTAGTGGAATGTAAGATACCAAAGAATGCTTCACGAAAAGTTTTTTGGTTTGAAAAGCATGATGGTGAATGGCACATTTTTGGTAGATTCGTAACACAAAAAGCTGCTGAACAAGCAATGGCTAATTTCATCAAGCAGCGAAGAAATACCAGCGATATTGCTTTTGATTCAAAAACGAATATTGGAAAAATTGTAAGAATTACACCACAATGGCGAGTACGGGACAGCAGAATTACAGAAGCAGAGGAAAATTGAATAACGAATTTATTCCTGGTACGTATCGAATATTTGGTGAAGCTCTTGTGGGTAAGGCTTCTTGGCTTTCAGTAAACGATTACCCACTTGAATTTGCTAATGTTTTTTGTACTGAACTGAACTCAGTAGAAATTGGTGGTGATAAGCGAATCCGGTATTCGCTAATGGTTACCAAGACTCCTACAATGCCCGCCAATGCCCCCTTACCAAAGGCCCGCTATCCCAAGACCCCCGAAGCCGAAAAGCGAATACAAAGGCTCCTGGACGCTGTAGATAAGAAATCAAAAAAGTAACTAATTTTTGGCTAATGCTCTTGACAACGGCTGAACTGTGCTTATATTCTCAGGTAGGCAGGGCAGAACAACGGTTTATTTACAAAGGAGAATGAAAAAAAAAAAAAAAAAAAAAAAAAAAAAAAAAAAAAAAAAAAAAAAAAAAAAAAGAGA